CATCTTAACAAAGCTCGACTCCAAGCAAGACAAATAATATGGAACAAGGACGACACAGAAGCGTCCCTTCATAATGATACAACGAAAGGAATAACAATGCAAATTACAAAAGAACAACTCGTAAAGATTATGCCAAAGCTGGCTAATCATCCAACTCTTGATAGCAAGCTGATTGCCATTAACAACACAGTAGAGCGTTTTGGTATTACATCGAAAGAGAACACAGCAGCATTTCTAGCCACTCTGGCTTTGGAGAGCAATCAACTCACTACGTATTCAGAAAACCTAAGCTATTCGGCAGAACGATTGCTGGAAGTGTTCCCAAAGTATTTTAACAAAGACAATGTAGAAGAATACGCATTCAAGCCCAACAAGATTGCCTCTCGTGTGTATGGTAATCGTATGGGGAATGGAGACGAACGTACCGGAGAAGGATACATCTTCTGTGGTGCTGGTGCAATTCAAATCACTGGAAAGAACAATCACATGGCTTGTGCCTCCTACTTTGGCATTGCTCTGCATGATATTGGTGCATGGTTGCGAGTGGATAAGGGGGCTATTCTGTCTGCGGGCTACTTTTGGCAGACACATAAGATTGGTGAGTATGCTGACAAAGAAGACTTGGATGGCGTGAGGGATTTGGTGAACATTGGACATAAAACTGGTGCTCAAGGTGATGCCATAGGATTCCGAGAGTTTAAAACGTATTATAATGCCGCCAAAAAGGCGCTAGGAGCTTAAATTATGGGTAAGATGAGGGATTATGCCAACTACGTCGCTGACAGGCTCACAGAGCCTTCTACGTGGCAAGGAATTGGCTTTGTTGTGGCTCTAACGGGCAGCAAAATTGGTATGGGAATGGATTGGGGGCAAGCTGCTGGACTTGGCGGTATTATCTCAGCAGCAATTAAGATGATTCTCCCAGACAAGAAGGACTAGCATGTTCCCCTATTTGACATTGGCTAAATGGGGGTCTGCTCTAGCTTTGCTCATTGCCGCTTTCTTCTATGGTCATCACATTGGTGCTCAGAGTGTTCAGAGTGCTTGGGATCATAGTAAATTTGAAGAACAGCAATCAACAATCGGATTAGTTGTAGATAGAGCTAAAGCTATTGCAGATACAATTGTAGACAACAACATTAAGAATGTGGAGGTGAGCAATGCACATCAACAACAAGTGGATAAGCTTGGTAAGGACTTGGCTGACGCTAGGGCTACTATTAAGCGCAATGGCGGGTTGCAATACCGTGACAGTGAAGCCAACACCACTACCGGAGATTCCAAAGCCAGTGGCAACAGCGGATATGATGCAGACGCTGCCGGAACGAGGACACTTCCTGAAAGCATTACAGAACAGCTTCTCAACAACGCAGCAGAAGCAGACAGAGTTACAGAAGTAGCAAGGGCTTGTCAGAATTGGGTTGTTACACACGGATTCTATTCAAGCAATCAAGACACTGACAATAAAAAAGAAGAAGCCCCTGTTAAGGAAGCTTCCTCTGGAAATTGACGTAGGGAAGTGCTCTTGCGGCATTTCCAGTCTTTGTTTAGGTTTGATTACATGTAATATACAATTCAGCCCTAAAGGGCTGTAGCCATCTTTAGATGACAATTTATTGTTGGAGGGAGCAATATAGGCTCTCTTTTAGCCCACTCTCCGAAAGGATTGTGGGCTTCTTTTTATGCGAAAATAACAAGAAGAATACTCACGAGTGCAATCAAACCATGAATGTAAGACTTCAATGCATCACTCTGAATAGAGTGTTCTACAATCCTCGGATGTTGTCCGTAGATTGCTTTATGCAGGTAGTCTAAAGCACTCGCCCCAAACACCACGAACAACATTGCGAGGAATATTTTCATGGCTTAACTCAGTTCTTCTTCTAGGGCTTCAAACAGTTCGCCCTTGTCAATTACTTTCTTCACAGCTTCTTGTTCCTTATTGCGTGCTACAAAGAATGCTTTCAGTTCAGCAGGCTTATAGCCGGATGCTTTGGAGGCAGCTTTCAGAGCTTGCTTCAGTTCTTTCTCAAGCTCACTGATTTCTTCCAGCACAGCCTTCATGTCGTCATCTTGCTCGACATAGGATTTCAGTGCTTCCTGAGATTCCTTTACAGCAGCAGCCAGTTCTTGAGCTTTCTCATCGCTTTCTTTGAAGTCTGCAATGATGTCTTTCTTTGCTTTGATTTGTCGGATATACGGGCTAATTTCTTGTGCATACGCGATTAGTGCTTGAGTCATATTTTCTCCTTAGTTAGTCATCAATTTCACAGTGGTTACAATAATCCATAGACAGCCGCTACAGAAGGCTAGAAGTGGTAACAGAATAACTCCTACACCAATTAGCCAGCCTACAGTGCCTAGAAGGCTCTGGCCTAGTTCTTTAAATAGTTGTTTCATGTTTCTCCTTTAAGTTCCCACAAACATATTGTAACGCTCATTCTACGCTTGTGGGAATTGTTTGTCAATGATTATTTGAACATTTGTTGTAGGCCGGAGAATCCGTTGCAGAACAGCTTGCCGTCTTTGTAGAACTGAGGGACAGCCTTGTGACCCTCGGCACGTACAAATGCCATAGCCTCTGCATCTTCATCCACCTTCACTACTTCGTATGCAACATTGTTCTTGTCTAGCAGAGCAAATGCTTTATTGCAATTCACACAGTTAGCTTTACTGTACACTAAAATCATATTCAATTACCTCACTTCCAATATCGTCAATAATAATATTCAATGCATAGTTTGCACTGTCAGCCTCTTGTTGAGCATTCTGATTCTTATTCAGATCAAGCCAGTTGTCCATGTACTTCAAAGGATTCTTCTTAATCACAGTATGCTCAATACCAAACACACTATACACATCCTGAGCATTATAGTCAACCCATTCAATCAGAAGTTTTTCATTCAGCCCAACAACTTTACGACCTTCCGAGAACAGATATTTGCTCCACACATATTCAGCCTGTACGACAGAAACAATCAGTGCAGTGATATCTTGCTTGTTCTTTTCAAGCCATGCTTTACCACGTTCAGTGGATAGCTCAATCTCAAGAGCAAGTTTGCCAATTTCTGCATGAATGAATCGCTCATCTTGCATAATCTTTTGCACAAGCTTACCGATGGCTTGGAAGAATCCTTGCTCTACGACAGCAAAGGTTGCTGCAAACGAAGCCATAAATTGTAGACGTTCAAGACAATACAAAGCAGACACACCAAACATAATGGCACTGTATTGCTTATCTACGTCCGTACAACCTAGCATCTTTTCAGCACCTACACGCTTCAGGTTTGAGAAGATATTTGCAATAGGGGTGAGTCGTTCAAACATCTCATCATTACGCATAATCTTCTCAAACACTTCTTGTGGGTCTGGGATACATTGCCGAACAATCTCCGAGTATGTTAGTGCATGAAGCACTTCAATCTCAGACACTTTCAGTACAGCAGCCCAATACTCACTGTTCGTGACGAATGGTGCAAACAAAGGTGCAATAGATCGGCTGGCTATAGAGTCAGCCTCCCATTGAAGGGAAAGATTCTCCACCATCAAGTCACGAGCTTCTTTAGGGCAAGTGAGCATGTCAATACGACTCTGTTCCAAACTCAGTTCATCCTCGCTCCAATCAGCAGCTTTCTGATTCTTGTAAAGCTTGAACAGCTTTGGATGAACCGTATTGATACTGTCATACAGTGCAGGGTCTTGACCAAGAAACAAACTATAGTTGCCCTTTTTGTATTCGTCATTGTTTCGATTAAATACCATTACATCTCCTTATAGTTTGCAGCTTTCACAATCATCTTCTACCTTCAAGCCAGCGGCAGTGTTTGTGTAATACTTTGTCTTCATGCCGCACTTAATACGATAGAACCAATTAGATAGCAACTCTTTCGCACTAATTTGCTTTGGCTTACCTTCTTCAAATTGACGGTAATCGTCTGCGCTGATAGCTTGCCCACAGAACTTTTGGAAAATCGCATACATCTCAATCAGGTCTTTAGTTGCCACATCGTAAGCAGACTGATAGAAGCCTTTGAGCTTCTCCAAATCTGGTGCCAAGAATACAGTTTTGTTTGTACCAGAAGTTTTTACCACAACAAGTTCACGCACAGGGTACAGTGAATTAGTAGTGTTACCAGCAATGCTGCTACTCTCAACCGGCATGAATGCTTCTAACACACTGTTACGCATACCGTACAACTTAATCTCTTCTCGCAACCCTTCCCAATCCAGCAGCAACGGTTGATCCATAATATTGTCCACATGTTTTGCATACGTGTCAATTGGCAACCAGCCTTCTGCATACTTAGTTTTGTCAAACCATTCGCACTTACCGCGTTCCTTTGCCAAACGCACAGAGGCTTTATGAAGATAAAAACTGTGCATTTCTGCCAAGCGGTGCATGTAAGCTTTACCTTCCGTACTGTCGTAAGTCAGCCCCTTAGTTGCCATGTCGTGAGCTAGGTTTGTGATACCAATACCAGCAGAGCGACGAGCTTGTGCAGTACGTTTAAGATGGTGGAACGGGTAATCCATAATACTAATTACATTGTCCACCATCTTCAGAGCCAGATAAGCCGTTTCTTCATAATCCTCTGGAGCCACCTTACCGGCTACAATTGCTGCCAAATTGCAAAGACCAATTTCTCCAGTTGCTTCTTCTGAATATAAGTCTGTGACATTCTTATATTCATTTGTCGGTAGGCCGATTTCTTGGCATTGTCCTGTCAGAATACCATTGAACATTCCCAAGTGACGTTTATGCTCAGTAAAGCAGTACGTGTCGTCGTAACGACCTTCATCAATAACACTTTCAATCTTAATAAACTGAGAGCATTCTCGGTTAGGTCGATGGCTTGTCACAATCAGTCTACGAGTTTTAAGTCCCATATCTGCAAGTTTACTCAATCCATCGTTGCCAATCAGAAGACGATAAGAAGTTTTGCATTGATACATTTTCTTTTGACCCGTCCCATCATTTGCGGGAAGTGGTCGCATAGCTGCTTTCGCATTCATGGTAACTTTAGAGCGAACACCTGTAGTTTGCAACATCATTTGCACTTCTTTTAAAAACTCTGGCTCAACGCTGCCAATTTGGTAAGATTGAGTATTTCCATTTACAGAAACTGTTCCATCTGAATCCATCAAACCAGCCAGCCATTCAAGCCGAGATTTGATTGAGTACTGACAATCCGGTACAAAAAACTTTTCTTTCAATTTAGTCGTGTGAGCATAAATTCGATCTTGATTTGGTTGAACAATCTTATCTACAAATATGTCCTTCAACTCATCAAAAATGGCTTTCTTTTCGCCGTAAAAATACAGACGCTGTTTGTTCCCAACCACACAACCATCACCAGAGTAGAATCCGTTTGCATAAGCATGGTCTAGCTCAAGAGTTCCCTCGATGATGGGCAGATCAAACTTAATCAGTTTATCGCCTTTTTGCAAATCTTTTGCCCGTTTTTCAATTGTCCAAGTGGTTCCACCTGTATTTCTTACAGACAGATAAAACTTGTGATCTTCCGTGCATTCCAACTCAAAACCATCCTTTGTTACAACACGCAGAAGTTTCCGGTTCTCACCAGTCTTAACCACATCTACCAAAGACCACTCTTTACCGTTCCAAATCTCTACTTTTTGATCGCGTAGGGATGAAATCTCTTTGTAACCATCTTTAGTAAGAATGCGAGTTTCTGGTGCCACACATAAATTGCTGCTCCAAATCGTGTCCTTAAATGGTGTATGTCGATTCATTTCATAAGTGTTGTGTTCATACATACGACCAGTCTCTTGTTGCATACGCAGAAACTCAAGAGCCAGCTTACGAGCATTGATAAACTTCCGCTTACCAGTGGTAGCATACTTCTCATAAAGTTCTACAAAACCTTTGTAGTCGTCAGAGTACATTTTCTTGTACAGGTCTGGTGCAGCTTTAAAACTAATCAGCATCCACTTCTCATTCTTTGCAGCCTTCTCTGCAAAATACGGATGGTATCCAAAACTATAGTCAATGCCGCCAATCTTTTGCTTTGCTACAGTGGTGGGATGACGCAAACGCAACAGAGTTTCCACTTCAGGGTCAAGGCAATTAAAATGCACAGTAGCAGCACCACCACGACCACCTTGTAGGTTAGCGTGTACAGCCGCCTCAGTGGCACGATAGTAGGGCAGTTTGCCAGAATGCTTGATCGTATTGTTTCGCACTCCATCACCTTTACTGCGAGTCTCAATGTAGCCACCAATACCAGCACTAGCACAAGTCATAGTGTAAGCAATGTGATCCCCCGCAGCCAAGCTACCAGCATCGTCACCGGACTTAAACACGCAGCAAGAAGCATAGCTTCGTTTCTCAGTGCCAAGATTTACAATGTTAGGCGTTGGTGCATTAATATTGCTTTCACTAAACTTCTTGTAATACTTAATAACTTCTTCAACTCGCGTACCTACAGGCTCATCTTTGCATACACCCAAAGCCATGCGCATCCATACAAATGCAGGAGACTCTAGTGCAATATTCTTTTCAATATCTCGCAGAGCATACTTAGTAGAGATTTGATGAATTACCGAATGCACACTGTTCAAGTCTTTATTATGGTCAATTACACCTTGCAGAATATTCAGTTCGTAATCCGAGTAGCCCATGTTTTCCCACAGACCAGACACAACCATCTTATGATACATTTCTGGCATTGTTGGGATATGATCGTGACCGCCAAAGGCTTGCTTATAAACATCGCCAATTAGAAGTCGTCCAGCCATCAGCATGTGCGGCGTGTCTTCCATATCCATACATGCTTGGATCATTGCATTTTGCAGTTCTACAGTGGTGCATTCTTCTGGCAGCTTCTTATAAGTTTCTGCCACAATACCAAACCAGTCCGCACCAACTTCTCCTGCCCATTTTGCCCAACGTGTAAGCTTCTCTGGGTCGAAAGCTTCTACGTCACCATTGCGTTTCTTAACCAGAATAGTTTTACTCAATTATTCTCTCCATTCAATTTAAACTTACGTTGTTTCTTCTTACGAGGCTTTGAATGTTCCTCTTCCTTGTGGTAGTCTTCATGCATCTTATATGCACCACTCTTCAAGAACTGACTACCACGTACATGATACAGAATATCATTTAATTGGTCAATCTCTTTTGTAATACGTTCAGATTCCTCTGGGTCACAGTAATGGTCAAGAATGTTCATAATCTCTCGTTGTTGCTTCTCATCGCTAGAATATAGAGTTTCATAACTCACTTGCACATTAGCTCGTTCTAGCAGGTCTTTGGCAAGCTCTCGGTCTGTGTAGCTTGCAGCAATTGCCCTATCCATTGCATCGTAATATACGCTGTTTACGTGTTTGCGCAGAAGTGAAATTTCACCCGACACAAGAAAGTTGATTACCACTTTACCTTGGAGATTGCGATGCTGACAAGCATCAATTTGAATGGGCTTGGAGATGTCAAAGCCTAACTCTTCAAGAACAGGTAAGAGCAAATAATCGTAGGCGGGGCTGACAATTTCTATATAGTTCAAGTGAGAGAGGCTTGAAACTAATTTGAGGTCAGTAACGCTGATAGTTCTCAAGTTCAACCCTCCTTCGGAACAAACATGGTCAGATCGACGCTTTCATAACTCTCTGGTTTTCTAATTTTGTTATTACCATCCTTCAGCACAAACACTTTATGTTTATTGTTCAGAGACACAGTGTAACGTTCCTTATCAGCCTTGCTTACAGTAGATTTAAACTTGGACAGATTGTTCTCACACACTGCTGTCATGGCGTATTCTACGTTGTAGCCTTGCGCTTCCAGCATTTGAATCAGTCCATCTAACACTACACGAATGTCACAAGCGCCATCCAAAATACCAATCTTATTGCCTTGTTCAAATTCATCAATTAGCTCAGACAGTTCTTCAAAAATAAGGCTGATTTGATTATCAATTTTAGCATGTGTTACGTTGTCAAGATTCCCTGCAATTTCATTAAAGCGTTTCACGCTATTATATACTGCTTGATTATTCTTCATTTGATTCCTTTCAAAAGCTGTGAAACAATATTATAACATATTTAGAATGTTTTGGAAATAGTCATCCAATGAGACATTTCACTATTTATCAGTATCTTGTCCACATTCTGACAAGCCTTCATAACTTCTAATACCTGCTTTTCAAGTTCCTCGTACATTCCGTTAACCCAAGCACTCGGTGGAAATGTCATGAATTCTCTGTTGTTGTGGTTTTCAAAATAGTCCCACACAAATTCATCGGAGTATTCTTTCTTAGGGGTGTTTAGTAACTTTTGCAGCCATGTTCGTTGCTCAAGCTTTTGCCTTCCTTCAGATATTAACTCTACTTTCTTCGCTGCTCGTTTCTCTTCAATCCGTGCAAGAATTTCACTTCCGTGTTCCCACACATATTCTTGAGACAGTTCTACGAAGCCGTTAATTTTTGCCATACTCACTCTCCAACCAATCCAAACTAATAAAGAGAGGGTCGTAGCTGCCATCCTTTACACGATGCTTCACAACAATACCCCTCCAGTGGTGGTTTCCTTGCTTGCCTTTGTAGTGTTCCTCATGCACATATCCGGCACCAACAACCAAGCCCCATTGCTGTTGTCCACTGGCAGGAAGGAATCGCGTAGCCACATCCAAAGTTTGACGATGACCCATAGTGAAACTCTCGCCAATCGTTTTAAGCATGTTTTGTGCAGTGCCTGTCAGTGCTCGTCCCGTCATCACATTTGGGAAATAATGACAATAATTAATACCGTCAATATTGATCGGAGTGAGGAACGGAACAACTTCCCAACCAAACTTTTCATATTGCAGAACAGACATGTCCAGAAAACCTTCCAGCTTTGGGTTGTTGTCTACATACCGAGTTAGACGGTCTTCGTGATTCCCCAAAGTAATTACCATGCGAGGATTATACACTTCCTCACCAGCTTCTTTCTGCATAGCTTGGAACTCTCGCAGAGGCTTCAGAAGAACTTCCATGCCCTTGACAGACGCTTCAATGTCGGCAAGAACACGTTTACCCTCTGCTGATTTCTTGCCTTCATCCCACTGACTAAGGCTCTCAAAATCGCAGAAGTCACCCAAGTGGACAATAACATCTGGTTGCTTACGAACGATGTATTCACCAATCCAGCGAAGATATTCCAAAGAGATATTTGGACTAACCTGACTGTCTGGAATAACCAAGTGAGTAATATCACCATCACTCGCAACGGCATTGTCTCGTTCAAATTTCTCATAAGCCCGAAGAAAATCTAGCACTGTCGTGCGAGGTTGACCTACCATCTCTGCAATCTGTCGGCGGCTCAGAGTGTTAGTGGAATACAGTGCCAAGGCTTGCTTGTGCCATTCTTTATGCTCTATCAAATCACTCTCCTTTATCTTGAACATCGCCAAAGACAATCTTCACATCACCATAAACAGTGTCATAAGTAATCGTCACACCGTCATTCACCAAATCACCATTGAAGTTTAGTACAGCTTGAACAATATAGCCTTCTTTCTCATCTGCCGTAAGAACCATCTTCTGTTCAATACCATTTAGAAGCACAGAAACATGCCGTGTATCTGCAACATAGCCAATGTCTTCAGGGTCTGCTGAAATTCTCATTTGCTCTCCTATTTAAATTTGTCAGGATGACTACCTTCACGAATTACTCGTGCCTTTGGTGGAGGTGGCGGTTCAACATCTTGCACAGAAATAGCTTGCTCATTAATGTTGTATCCTACAGTGTCAACTTTTAGCATCGGAAACCCAATAGGATTCACTTTAATACCATCTTGAATCAGATTGCTAATTAGTCGCTGCAAGAATCTTACATCGTCTTGTAGAATTCTTAGCTCATACCGAATATCAATTTCACTCATTTGCTTTCTCCTTAATCTTCTTATCAACACATTTCATCATCAAGCCAAGAGCTTGCTTCAAGTCTTCAAGGCTTTCTGCACCAACGTCAAGAGCTACAGAAGAAGTTGCTACAGGCTCTCCATTCCAGAATACAGTGGCTTCACAAATATAAGCCCGTCCGTCACGTTCCTCTACAACATATTTCCATTTATAGCTGCTAGGCCAATGCCATGTTAGTTGTTTCATTTAGCCTCCTTGTATTTGTCATAGGCACGTTGTAGAGCGTCAATCAGATAAGGAATATCATCTGTGTAGATAAGGCCAACAGGGCTAGAATCTTCATACAAAATCTGTGTAAATTCTCCTGTGTTTTGTATGGAAACTATCTCGTCATCACCATCTTGGTTCTTGTAGCCAATTTCAATGTCCATTATTTCTCCTATTCTACACTCCTAAAAATAGCTTCCACGTTTTTTTTACGTTTCTTCTTGCTGCCATTGTCGAAGAATCCATAATCTTCGCAGAATGTAATTATATCATCAACAGACTCTTCTTTGTCAATACGAATGACTTCTTTTAGCATTTGTGCTTCAGAGAAATCAATTGACATCTTCTCAGCGTAACTCTTAGTTTTATGGCAAGGCTTACAGGCCAGCACCCAATTGTTATTACAATCAAGAAGGTTCTTCAGAAACTGGTGAGACTCTTCCCATGTATTGCACGAACCAGCTCGTTGTACATGGTCTACTTCCAAATGACTTGCTGCAAAACTATTCTTGCAATAATGACAGATGCCAAGAGACTTTGCCCGTCCTGTGTAGCCTTTAGGGGGCTTTACAAGCTGTGCAGACTTCCACTTGAGCTTTGCAGGGTATCTTGACCAAAGCAAGCGCAGATGCCCTCGCAAATATGTAAAGAAGGCTGTTTGATTCTTCCAAATGTCGGGAAAGAGTTCCCAAGGTTCTTTACTCGCCATACTTAACCTTTAGCTTGCATAAGGGTACTCCCGATTATTAGGGCAGATAACTTTGTCGATAAAATCCTGCTCATTTTTCCACAACAATGCAAGCTCTGGTGAGGCAGTATTGGCTTTTACAATATCAATAGCTTTTTGGATACATGCCAGAATATCCCGATGGGTGTGCATAGGAATCTCTCCCTTGTACCAATCTGGAAAAACAACCAGCTTCTTTCTGGGAATGTGTTTCTTCTTCCGCATTTTCATTTAAAATCCTCCTTGACAATTACATAGTCCCCTATTTCTACATAAAGATGAAAAGTTTTGTTATCAAGAAAATACCAATTATCAAATTGTGGGTGATAATACAAATTCTTGTCTTCATCATATAGATAAATGTTGTGGTCAACTTCTCTGTCACACCACCGGAATTTAATCATTCCACCTCCAAACTATCCAGATGGCTCAGAGCTTCCATAGTTTTGACAAGGGCTTCATCATTATCACACTTGTATGCAAAGCATTCTCCTTTTGGGAACACACGATATTTACCATTGTGAATAGCAACTTCGTGCCCAGCTTGAGAGAATTGTTTGATTTGGTTGAGCAAATCTTCTGAAGCTATAATGGAAATAGAATAGATATCTCCATATTTATCACTCACTTTAACTAGAGTATCTTGCCAATCTACTTTAGGGGTTTCTACGAGTTGCCAATCACCCATCTGAATGGTGCGAAGAGCATGTTCTTTTCGATACCAAGTACCATTCCCCGTAGAATCCTCATCCCAGTTCACTTGAACACATCCTTCAAAATGAGGATGCTGGGTAGCCGTGTAAACTCGTTGCGCGCTTTCATGGATGTTTACAGTAAACTTAAAAGGGAACGGCGGCAGTTCTTTAATTTTGTTGGTCATAGTTTTACTCCTAATTTATCCATCACAGACTTAACATCTGTGGGTTGTTCATCGACAGACCGGAGCATTTTAGCAAGATTAAAGTTTTCTTGCAATACATACAGCCAATCTACTTCAATATCATCCCCTCTCCAACCTTTGATGACTTTAGGTTGTGGATAAAGGGTCTTGTATCCAAGCACGAGTGCTTCAAGTGCTTCCTTATCTGTCTTGCAGTTTTTCAGTAACTCATAAGCCTTCTTCTCTCCCCACTTCATGTCACTGGCAGAATTAGCTGCGTAGTTATCACTCCTGTCGGAATCCAATATTTGTTGATAAAGCCACATACGTCCTCGGCCTTTAATATCACCTTTGTCATTTGGTTTTAGCCAACCAAATCCATCATAAGAGCAAATAGGATCATGTGTGTTTGTGTTATATAAATGCCCTGCGCATTGTAGGTAGTCTTTATCCACAAATGCTAAAACAAATTTATCTTTATCACTCTTTGTCTTTTTCCATTTTTGGTAGGCATTGTAACTATCAATACTACAAGCATCATCGGCTTCGATACGTGTTACAATCTCACAGTTATGATGCTTAGTCAAGTAATCTTTTAGCTCATCCAAATGAATAGGTCGAAGCAATCCATCACGATTTCCTTTGTACTTGAGTATCGTAGAAATGTCTTCTCTGAATACCTTACCCCTACCTGAATATCCGTAATACTTGTCCGTTCCAACAGCTTCACAAACAGACTTAATCATCTGCTTTACTGTGTGCAGACAGTTTTCAATAGGCTCTGGTTCTTGTACATCAATAACGTCAAACTCTTCTGGCAATCGAGGCGAGTCTGCACCTTTGTTGTACTCCGCTAACCAACCACCTGCTTTCTTTTTCCAGTGTCCCCAAAACAGTGTGCGAGTGTCAAATTCATACTCATCGCCGGAAGTCCTGTGAATAGCTTTGATAGATCGTTTTTCTCCTACGCTTCCGGCTGCGTATAGAATTGGGTCGTAGTCAAATAGTAGTGTTGTCATATCTCTCCTAAACAAAAAGCCCGACTCCCGCAAAGGAAAGTCGGGCAATATTATACTACATCAAAACGGCGCATCTTCGTTGTCGTCGCCCTGCCCATGTGCAGATGAAGGACGTTCAGGCTTCTTCGGCTTTGCAGCTTTAGGAGCTTCCTTCTGTTCCACAGGAGCTTCGCCATTAGTGGGTTGACCATTTGGATACAGCTTACGAATCTCAATCAAATCACGATCAGTTTCAATGATCTTCTCGTAGATTTCTTTAGCTTTAGCCACTACTTCCGATTCATCAAAACGCTCACGAATAGCTGCTTGCATGTTAGAGCCTTCATAATCTTCTGCCAGAACAATCTTACGAATGTCAGCAATACGCAGCAGATCAATCTTGGCAATACCGCCAAGCTCATCCTTAACTTCCAACAGGTCATCATCATTGAAGTTGACAGACACAGAAGCTTGCAGAGCATCAGGAACAGCCATTCCCTTCATCAGAGGCACAGGAGACTTGATTTTGGTATTAACAAACGTCTTACCGTCTTTCTCCGTCTTAGCTACTTCCACATTAGCCATGAAAGGCTTACCAAGCAGTAGCCCGATGTTGTTGTGGTCTTTGTTCTTGTAATCCGCTTCAAAGATTTTGTCTTGCTTCGTAGCATCAGCAATCTTTTTCCATTGACTTGCTGGAGCCAGCGACCAAGGCTTACCTTTGATATAATTACCATCCGGATCACGAGGCGCAACAGTGGTGAAGTTCAGGCCATCGGTCATGCCACGGCTTACAGGGTGCAGAGGCAGACGAATGTTACGTACACCAATATCACCTTCATAGTCGTGTTGTTGTGTCAGCAGATCGATATAGACAGCCACTTTCTGCTCAATACCTTTGTCACCATCTTTAGGCCAAATGATTTTGTCATTGCCATCTTCATCCTTGTCTCGCTTACCATTCGTGGTGGCAAACTTTGGAGTTTTGCGATGCTTGCCTAGATCGACCAGCATACCCACATGTACAACTTGCAGACCGTCTTCTGGAACAATAGGAACGAATTCTTTTTGTTCCGAATTTTCAGTACGTTGTGGTTGATTGCTACGGGGCTTAAAATTGCTCATAGTATTTTCCTTTATAGTAAATTGTGTGAAAGCCCACACAGGCGTTTGCCGAACACACGGCAATTCTTAAATTAAATACAGCTATGTACAAGCCAGCCAATTGCCAAAACACCCAGTGGCTCTACAAGAGAATAAATAATACGTTCTTGATGATTTGGCTCAGGCTCTACAACCCACACTTTAACATGTGTGAAATATTTGATAGTTGCTACAAAACCAACAGCTTGCCAGAAGCCTAGCATTGGCACAGAAACAATTGGCATAATAAACCAAGCCCAGAGTTGTTGTGCAGCGTAACCACCAAGTAGGAATGCGATAGTGCCAATGGTAATGTAGCCTAGAATTTTTACAAATGTGTTCATGATTCTCCTTTAAATGTTTGGTCAGCCATTTGGAATCGAACCAAAATCAGTGACTCCTCCACAACCACTAAACATGAAACATCTCAATCATAGTGGTTGCTGTCACTAGCTTTGCCATTAAGCTATTAGCTGGTTGTTTGGTAGAACGTGGAGCATCGAAGCTCTCGACTTCCTTCTCACTGTTTAACGTCGGTGCTTTAGAAGAACACTGTGAGGACACGTCCCAATGTAACGCTCATTGTACAGCAATTTTAATGTGTATGTCAAGCTCTTTATAGAATCCTTTTGCTGAGAAAGCTTCCACTAATTGTCCAATGACTTCCAGCAAGAACAAGAGATGTTCCTAAATTGACAATAGGAATAATACTTATTAGTGTCAGAGGAATCAGCCCACCAACAGTGACATAACCAAAGTCTTTCTTAGCTGCCCACAGGAGCAGAGGAAGAGAAATTAGAACACTAAGAATGTAAAGAAAGATAATCATTTGTCATTCTCCTGTCCATCAATCTTACTCAGCTTATAAACTCCATATTTGCAATCCTTGTTCTTGCTCTGAAGATGCTCAGAGACAGACTCAGCCTCTTCAATAGTGAAGAAAATATTCATACTGTATTCATCTTTCCAAGTAAATCCGTGATAAGGGTCTTCAATCATCACGCAAAACTTATCTTTTGTGGACTCTACAAACTCTCGTTCTTTCAGAGGTAGAGCTTGCACCTGAGCTTTTATAATTTCATAGTCGTTCATTTGTTGCCCTCTGGAGTATACCAATGCTTAAACTCATCAGCAAAATATTTCACTTTGTTCATATCATAAGCAATGCTCACGCCATCCTTGCCACGACCTTGAGAGGCTTCATAAGCACGGCGGCAAGCCTTGACAATATTGCACAGATCGTTGTCGTTTCCAAAAGCAGCACGAAGAATGTCCCCAAGTTCACATTCAAGCTGCTCACCTTTCTTGTTGACGATAGTGAGCTTGTAATAGCTGCTGCTACCACCGTCAGATACTACTGGAGAGTTTTCCACAATTTCTACAGGTGTAGCAAAATTGAACTCTTTTAAGTGATGGTCTTCATAATATTCACGATCATCACGATTACTGTAAGTAATCAAGCCATCTCCATAAGAATCAAAATAATAACCACCTTTATTGTACTCATCTACAGGTGGACTTCCCCACTTCCCACCCAAACTCTTCATATAATTTAGAATGCTCTCAGCTTCCTCATCCGTATTTGCCCACATTTTAAATGGCTTGTGCATCTTTACTCTCCTTTAAATTTATTCCTCATCATCTTCATCTTCGTCTTCTTGGCATTCTGGATAATCAGTACGGCACCAGTTGATGGTAATGCCATCAATTTCCAAACTTTCAAGGACATCTGCAATGTGGAAAATATCTTCCTCATCTCCGTCGTAATTAATTTCAATAGTTCCAAAATATTCTTTAGCCATCATCATTCTCCTTTTCAATTTGCTTCTCAGCATCAGCTAATTTTCTATCAATCTCTCCCTCCATCCTAGCAAGAGAGTGCGAAATTTCCATCACATCAAAATAATTGTGATTGGAATGTCCTTCATTATACAGCCAATCCATCAGCTTGTCAGTTTTTATTTTGTATATGTCTCTTGTTGCGTCATAGCGTTTCCTTACGCCTTTGGGGAAGCTGTCAGCAAACTTTACAAAATATGGGAACAAAGCATATACATTCTTCTCTCGCTTGATTATTGCTGCTGTGGCAGCTTCTACAAGCTTTTGATAGGTTTCCTCGTCAGCTTTGTAAGTTCGGTCAACGAGGTGCGATGGTGGTCTGCCGTTTCTCTTGAGAGCTATGTCTTCCGAAGACATTACAGCCGTTCCTCCAAATCCTCCATAAAAGCTTTCTTCTCAGCTTCCTCTTCTTGCTTTCGCTTTGCATTGAGGATGATAATTTGTCGAAGATAGTCTTCAAATTCAATGATGCCTTTGTTCCATGCTTCGTAGGTTTGTTCTAGGATTTTGTTCATTTGATCTCCAAGTCTACAATATAGGCGTCTTCACTCAGACGTTCCACAAGTTCATCAATGCTTTCCTGTACTGCAATCATTGTGTCCGAATGATAATCATCAGAAAGCAGTTCATTAGGTACTGCAATGGTTACATAAAATTTCAACTGTCGCATTAGTCTTCTCCAAATTCTTCAAGAATCTCTTTCACATACTGACGGTATTGTTCGTATGAGATTTCTCCATTGCCATATTGATCTTCAACTTCTTCTAGGTACTTCTCCGTCTGTGTCATTCAATTCTCCTTCGGTTTATAAATAGTGTTACGAGTTTCAATCACTCCTGTTTCCTTGTCATAGCTTACAACATACGATGTATGAATGCAAGGGAAATCGTTCAAATGTATTGCAGGATGGTCTACAACAGTGAGGACAGCACTGTATCCTTTCTCTGGAGTGTTCCAGAGAGTTGTGTAGTGGACGATTGGTTTATCGTAATCGGCAGGGCGATTGTAAATCACTTTGTCGAAATACTCTTGTTCGTTTTTGAATGTCATTTTAGTCTCTTCCTGTAGTGTAGTGTGGATAACAGCATTTCCCATAGCCTTCGTTACGCATGTGGTAGGATAGCTCACTGCTTTTAGTTGTAGGAGGGTTCTGCTCAAAATAAGCGTATTGGAATCCTTTTCTCCAGTAATGAGAAGCCCATTTAATTCTGCTATCCTTGTATGGATTAATACTTAATGAGTAATGGCACAAAAGCGTAAAATACGCTTTTTTTCCTTCGGAAAATATAGTTTCTAGTGGCTCTAGTGAGGTAATCATTTAGCCGTTCTCCTGTTGTGTGAATGCTGAGATGGGGACAAAAACCCACCCGTCCAAATATGCGTAGTCTGGTTGTGTTTTCATTTCTTTGTAATTTCCTCAAAGACAATTTGCTTGGGAAGCAAGTTTGAACAAATATAAACACTGGAGAATGGAGGATTCAAAGAAGGTTTTTGTTCAGCAAAGTCTTTAAAATATGCCACTCGTCGGTTCATGTACATAATCTCAAACGTGTTATCTCGGAACATTTCAAATCGCTTTTGACTTTCAAAAATACCTACAACACCTAACAGCATTCCAAAAGGTTTACCTCGTTTAAATAACTCTTGTAACACTTCTGTTTTCAAGGAATACGGAGGATTACTTAAAATCAAATCACAATCAGGAGTTGCAGTTGTGAAGAAGTCTTGTCCGTTCTCCAAGTGAGTGTTAATCACTTCACATCCATGAAGCCGCAAGAGCTTCACAAAGTTAGAACTATCGTTGTCAAATGGACACCACACCTTGCTTCCAGTTTTAATGTATTTCAAAATAGGATTAATTGCATAGTCTGGTGTGTAAAATTCGTCATTACCACTGTTTGCTACTTGATCTAGTTTCATTTGTGCTCCTTAGTGGCATTCTGCCCAATTACGGCCAAGAATGTAATCGGCAGATAAAGTTACATTCAAATCATAGTATCTACTGGCCTCTTTCACAGATTCCTGAATCAATTCCCCTGCGCGGCAATATCCTACATAATACCCTTTATCTGAATGCCCAACTTCAGACCAAGTAGGGTTTTGAGCACGGAATTCTTTAGCTTCTTTCTCTTCCGCAAACATCTTCCATTTTACCAAAGCTTTTTGCATCTCCATCTGTGCTTCGTCATGGTACGCGATAAGCTGCTGAACAAACTTTTTAGATTTCCAGTCGTCCTTCCAGAAATTTACAATAAGCCCTTCAGCTTTCAATTTTCGATTGTGAATAACCATGGCACGTTTAGCACAAATAACACCAGCAGATTGGAACAAGAAATTAATCAAGGCACTAGCAGAGCGTGTTGGAACTTTGCGCCCATCCAAACCAAGGATAAAAGTTTTCTTGCCCGTGGTTTCCCAATACTGCTTTAGCTTCTCTGCAAGAGCTTTCAGAGGAAAAGCAGATTCCCAATAAGCCGTATGAATCTTTCTTCCGTCATCCAAATCACAACCTACTGTTTTTGCTACCCGTGCAGGTTGCCCACCGTACGCACAGCAGTATTTTACAGACTTTGCGGGCGTTCGTCCAAACACTCTCCCTAGCACTTCTGAAATCTTACTTGCAGTTTTAGTATGCACATCGTTAGGTTTCTCTTGTGTCAGAGAATGGCAATACGCCTTATCCTCTGCATCATAACGCCAGCAATAATGAGATTCAATCATTGCTTCGAGCGATGCGAAATCATAGCCAAGTTGGACAAAACCTTGTGCCACATCAGTCCCAAACAAGCTGCGCATATTCTCACCATACAGCGAAGTAACACGGGGGATGTTCGTGCAAACCCGATGCTTGAATCTAGAGCTAGCTGCCCCGCAAGTATCTGCTGGAGTTGGAATGCGATGATCTTGGTTTATTCGATCAACACTTAGCCAACCTTTTTCCATTTCATCTTCATCATCATCTGGATCAATACCACCACCCAAAATACTATTCCTACGATGGCTGTAAGTCAGGTAATGTGAAACATCCTCTGCATGGTTGAACGTTTCTTTCATAGCCAGCAAAGCAGGGTCAATCTCTTTCTCAACACCCACTGTCAAAGTTGGGTTAGTGTAAACCTTCATTGGACGCTTCATATGGTCATGCTTCAGAAGCTTATCCCGCAAACCCTTTTCGGAATACACTTCTAAATGCTCCATCCTATCCTTCTTAAACGGACTTGCCATTGTCTGCTCTATGTAGCGTTCTACAGCATCGACATACTTCTCAAGAGACAGCTTCTGCTTGCGGCTATCTACTGTCAAATCTCGCTCTTTGTACTGACTAGCTTTCCAACCTTCTTCAACAAGCCAGCCCTTAATATGCGTTGTGTCTTTAATTGTGGCAGGAACATGCGTGACAATTGGTTCTTGCGGAATAGGCAGCACATATTCTTTGTCAAAGATTTTTGCTCTGAACTGCAACTCATCGAGTATGTTTTCAATCGTACCACCATGTTTTTCTACCCACTTGACAATGTTAGCACTTAAAGTTCCATCTTTTTTAAACTGATTTTTTGGAGGAATAAATTCTTTTGCTGCTGTCTTACCGATAGGTTTGGGTGGGATAAGAGGTTCTACAATTGCCCGTAGATTCTCCATCTTTTCATCTAAGTCCTTGACAAGCTCAATTGCTTTCTCTTTGTCAAAATAGAAGCCACGATGTTCTTGATGAGTAATAATCTCAGCAACTGCTTTCTCAAGTTGGTAAGCATCATTCCACTTCCAATCACCCCATTCATTGCACAGGTATTTCCAAATTTTAATCCCTACATGGCAATCTCGTTTGCAATACACAAGCATCTCTGGATGATATTGCAAGAACTCTGCCCCTCGTGGGGCATTGCTTTCAATTAAGCCAAGCTCAATTGCTTTAGCTCGCCACTCAATCTTTTCAATACCTAGCAGTCGTCCGAAATAATCGACACTATGCGCACTACGAGTTGGATTTAGCGTCTTAGACATCACTAAAGTATCAGTGATTGTCATAGGTTTGCCACAAACAGAATCAGTACCTACATTGTAAAATTTACTTTCAGACCCTTGGCTTACACCAATTTCAAAGTCTACATCGTAAGCAGCCATCATAACCATGTGGTCATACGAAATAGAATTGTGTGCAATAAGCTCCGTGCAATTTTCAGCAAGAAAATCTTTCACCTTTGTAAGCTCATCTCCTACAAACTCATATTCTTCCATAGTATCCACATTGATAAATACTGCACAATGCACTTTGAAATCATCTTTGAGTTTGTACGGGGACTGAGTGTAGTCCACTGAATCTGAATTCAGTAAGTTTGTTGCCTCAATGTCCCAATACAATCGCATTACTTCTCCTTATTGTCCATGTGTTTCAGAATAATCTTTACCCTGCTCAATTAGCTCCGCAATCATTTTAGCACGATATTCACAGGCTAGTCTATATGCTTCCTCTTTACCTAGCTTACTTATATTGAAGTGTTTGCCTCTCAGAACTCCATCTACATCGTACCATCTTGCTACATAATATTCGGTAACTTTATGGTCATTAGGAAATGGGTGTGATTTCTTATTCAGGCAAACACCTGTAGTGTCATCCAATCTGTTTTTAAACTTTGGGCGATTCCGTTTATTAGTGTCTTGTGGTACTTTGCGCAGATTTTGCAAATCGTTATTTAGCTTATTCTGATCTGCATGGTCAATCTCAAACTCTGGTGTCAAATCTCCATACTCCATTTGGTATAGTATCCTAGCTAGTGAATAACTCTGACGTTTTAAAACTACTCTATAATATCCACAGTCATCTATATAAGTATTCACACGTTTTCCTATACGCTCACTTTTTCTACCTTTACTCAGAGTGCCGGGGTCTTTCCAACAGACGAAATTATTAATAACGCAGTAGTGTTGATGCAACCATTCTTTACTTGGTAACTCTTTAATATATGTAGGCATTTTGAAGTCCAATAGTTATTCAGACGATCATTATACCAGAAAACATCACTGTTGTCAAGTTCTAGTAGAATCCCTTGTTCTCAGCAGGTTGAAACTCAGAAATACGTTCAGCCGCACTCTCCAAGAAGCCTTCCGGTGGTTCCAAATACTCACCTGTATCTTGGTCGTAATACACTTTGAAATAACCGCTGCGCCCGTATTTACGATCTTCCAGCAGAACAATAGTCGAAGTGTTACGCTCTTTGTTAGAGATGTCTGGGTCTTTGTTGCGTTCAATACCCCACATATAATATGTAGAGCGCATCATAGCTCGACTACCTGTGAATTGGTGACTCTGTACCTTACCCCCTCGTTCATGTGGTGGGCCGCTTTCTGGAGCTTTTAAGTGGCAGAAACAGTAGTAAATAAAGCCTAAGTCTTTTGCCATCTTGGAAAGCTCATCTGCAAAACGTTCCAGCAGCGTATTAGCCTCTGCTGCACTGACACCTGCCACCATACGAGAGATTGGATCGAGGACAACATCTGTTACACCTTCCACTAGCACTGCATGTCGAATAGCCCCTTTTACAACATCCCAAGAACAAGCACCATAGTTATTGTAGTAAATGACATTATCACCCACTTCATTTACTGCGTCTGTCAGAGTCTTTTGGTCAAAATACCCACGCGTAATATCGTAGATTTCTTTTCCATAAATATCTGTCAGAACCCCATCCTCTTGGACAAAAATAACTTTCTCTGGATTAGTGAAGTCTTTGCCATAAATCTTACCAGCAACTTTCTTACACGTAACTTCAGGTTCTTCTTCGAACTTAAAGAGTGCAATACGCCCACCTTCAGTTTTAATGACAAACTCACTTAACTGATTGACAAATTCGCTCTTACCTATCTTCACCCCTGCGCCAATATAGTGTCCCTCACCCAAACGTCGTCCAAGACTTAGTTTGGTCATGGAAGGCCAAGGCCAAGGCTTGCCTAGTTTTGGAAGCTCACAAGCTTTCTCTTTAAATGTCTCATACTTGATAAACCCATCTGGTGTGTATTGCACTGGCTTCATACAAGCCCAATACAACTGATCTGCCATACCCTCCCGAATCATGTCCACAGGATCGTATTCATCCGGCAGTGCAGCAACTTGAATCTCAGGCATTAGACTATACACTGCTGCAACAGCATCTTTGCCTTTCATAATCTTCTGCTTCTCACGTTCTTCTTGAGTTGCTTTATCTGCATCAAATACTAGAACACATTCTGCGAACTTTTTAATAAAAGCTTGATTTTGTTTTTGACCAAGATTTTGTACTGCATTGGCTGTACCACTTGAAATGCTCACTACATTAGGATTACCTTGGGGGTATTTCTCTTTTAAGACACTCCAAGTTGCTGCACAATCGTACTCCCCCTCCGTAATGAACAGCTTCTTGCCGCCCGTCTTATTGGCTGCTACCATGCCGAACACATCGCATTTAGCACTTTGAAATGCAATGGTAGTGAAATGGAATGGTGCAACTTTGGGAATGCACAAATCCCTCTTTTTAAATCCTACAATTTCCCCGTCAATTGTGTATGGGAAATAATGGGCAATCGGCGTTTTACCATCCTTCGGACTTAGTGCTGTGCGAATCTGGAAATGCTCTGCTGCTGCTTTGGAGATAAACCTTTCTGGAATAGCTAGAATAGGATACTTTAGTACATCCTCGATAGTCTCTTGCTCATATTTGTTATTACTACTTTGTTTTGTCGCTGCCAAGTTTTTCTCTCCCTTAAAATACCCCATCACCCCTCCCGCCAAATATCGCCAACCTTCTCCATCAGTCTATCATATTTATCCTTCAGCGTATCATACTCGCCACAGAGAATGTCATAGTCTTCAAATGTGACGTATTTACCCCACTTGTATTCCTTCATTTCCCAAATATCCAATTTGACACAATGTAAGTCATATCGTTTAACAGTCATCACCCCTCCAAACACAATATCAAAAATCCAATCACAAATACCCACCAAGGAGCGCTGTAAGCTAGACAAACAATCAGGGCGAATATGGCAACCATCACGTCCAGTCCTTCACAAATTCAAGTGCTGTATAAAGATCGTCCGTCTCAAATGTCTGCACGTCTTTGTCGCAAATTTTCTCAGTGACAATAAACATACCACCCTCTTGCACAATAACAAATTGTCCATCATAAGCATCCATAATCTGTGCTGTACGATTTTCGTCATTGAAGACAATTAGTAAATTTCTGTAAGTAATAGCCATCACACTCTCCCATTCAAAACAATAAACTCATCCAGCCATTCTTTAGGAATCTTCTGACCATCTGCCAAATATCTCCCAATGGCTTCGTGAATTTCCTGCAAGCGAAGCACTCGCACAACTTCCATAGGACGTAAGCCGATTGGTGGCTTATGTGCAGTTGTTGAAACACAATCACTAGGAATCCATTTTGAATGACAATTACATTCTTCCAAAGGACTTGCACCACAATGTCTGCAATCGTAATGTGCCATTACTCGCTCCAAAATTCAATATATTCTACAGGCTGCATTTCATGGACAGCCTTGAACCGATTCTCAGCAGTTTCTTGTGAGTCTCGCCATTGGATAAACTCTTCATACTCAGGAGAGTCCCAGAACACTGTGTTGGGTTTCTCTTTTTCATAATCAACTCCAACTCGCTCACACGCTTTTTTCTTGTAGGCTTCATAGACATCATTCTCCATCTCGTCCAAAAATTGCTTGAACTTTTCCCAATCCTTCAAAGTGACAGGATGATCTGTTTTGTACAAACCACTCACTTTGTACTCTTCGTATGTGCCTGAAGCAAATGTAAAGAAGTAATTCATCACTCACCCTCCAGCCGAGCAATAGCATGTTCCATAGCCAGAGCCTTCTTCAGATATTTCTGATAGCTCACAAGCTTTGCGAGTTGTTTGCGATATTTTTGTAGATAGGCATGGCAATCATATTCCTCTTCCAAATCCCCTTCCTCATCGGCCTCTTTCTTCCAATTTTTAAAGTCTTGAATCAGACGTTCCGTGAAAGAAATCTCTTCACGAGTTTTAGAAATCATCGACTGGATGGTGCTTGCATAATTCATTTGTGTTCTCCTTATCGTTTAGCATCAATGAAAGTGTTATCCAAAGCCTGAACTACAACAGGGTCAGTGATGAACACACAATGATTGATATTGATACCAGCCCATTCATTACTCACCAGCGGATAATAGTAATTCTCTTCATCACCTACTCGTGCTTGATAGATAACCTTATAGACATCTCCCACTTTATACCAATTATAATCCTTTGCTTCCTTCACAACAACATAAACTTGCTCAGGCTGGTGCAAGTCTTCCATTTCCTTTTGAATCTCTTCCAGTTGCTTCTGTAGAGCTTTCAGCTTTTGTTCTTTAGTTGTGTTCACTTGTTCTCCTTATTTATAAACTGCAATCAACAGTTCTCCCAGATTATCATAATACTGAAAATCTTCAAATTTGTCCAACACTTTCTTGAGATAAGCATTACCTTGTGCGTACAAAGTATTTGTCTTAAATATCGAGTTGTGTTTCACAGTGATGTTAAAGTCTTTGTCAGTTTTAATTTGACCATTCTTGTACCAAGCCTTGCAAATACTCAGCGGAAATTGATTCTCAACTTTGAAAGGACTGTCCTTGACAAGAATAAGCTGCACGTCAACATCATCAATCTGAGCGTTAAACACAGCACGAATATTTGGATTATGGTTGTACCAGTTTGGCAAATCGTCAGCAGCCTTGGACGAATCTACTTCAAATCCAGCAATCTTCAACATCTTATTGATAATACCAATTTGCACATGATCTTTCACAGAGAAGAACAAGTCAATGTCTTTTGCTGGCTTGTTGAAATACCAGTCTCGCGGAGCGCCACCCGCAACAATTGCAAATGGGTCAATAAGATAACTCATTGCCAAAGCACGATCTGCAACTGCTTGTTGCTTCTTGATTAGATTTTCATTTTCCGTCACTTTGTTCTCCTGTTATAAACGTCATTTTGACGCGATGTGTGTATGATAGACTAAATTTTACGGGTTGTCAAGTGGCTTTCCACGTTTCTTCTACAACAGGAAATGCTTGATTAACAGCTTCAGCAATCAAACGTGCCAGCATGACATGTTCCTCTTGTGTAACACCTTTCTCTAGTCGCACTTGCAGATAATGCACCCAAGAACGAATCGTACCATTCACATAAGCACGAGACATTGTTAGCCCTTCCGGCAGCAAAGTTCTGGCAACCTCTTTAGCAATGCCTTTCTCAATTGCTTGAGTGTAATAATGCTTAACACTGTCAAGAAGATACTTCTGAGACTGTAACCACCACTCAGCAAGCTCTTTGTCATTCGTTTCAATACTATTCTGACGATTCTTATTATCTTGCAGGCGAACATCCCGATAACAGAAGGCATCACCCAAAGAAGTTACATCAGCATAACGCTGAGAGAACTCTTGGAAACTGAAGCTGCGATGACGCAGAAGTTGACGCATAATATCGCGGGGCGCTTCCACTTCTACAACGGCATTAGCCATCTCAAGAGGACTCCAATGGTTATGCTTGACAAGGTACGCAAGCAGCTTGTCAGCAGTGTCCATATTCATTTGATTGTTTGGATTACTCACTCGTGCGCAGAACGCAATCAGTTCTTTGGCATTGTCAATACCTTCTACAACAGGTTTAGTTACTGCGATTAGTTTTGCATTCAGCATTAATTCTTCTCTCCTTGTTCAATTCCCTTAAACCAACCATCTGCATATTCCACCATCCCAAACAGCCAAGCACAAGCCCATGCACCAATTGACTGCCAAGAAAACCCATCCTTGAGTATGTACATGCAAACGGCAAACTGTAGTGCAGAACTTACCCACCACAAGGGTTGCTTATAGAATGGCTTCATTTCTCAAGTCCTTCCACACGATAATAAACATCCGTCAAATTAACAAGCTCGTAAGTGTCTTGCTCATCAAATTTAATCGCCACATACCCTACATTATTAACCCACACTTTATTTCGCTGTGCAAAAGCATTCTTGGCATTGCCAGCCTTAGTCCAAGCACAACGAGAGTTGTATGCTTGAAACTCTCCCGTTTCCTTATTTCGGATTGCAAATATTTGTGTGCTCATTTGTCTAGCCAATCTTCGATAATTTCATCAACATTATCCCACAAAATCATTCCACCCTCAAACCATTGGTAGAAGAATTTGCACACAAACCCTGCCAGCGTGAGAGGCCAGAGGATTGCAAATAGGCTCCATCTGATAATTAGTCGTTTCTTATTCATCATTTCCCCTTATAAAGATTTTGCACAGCTTCAATAATTAATTCTTGCATATTCTCTTTCAGTTCAGCAATTGTAGCTTCTTGCACATTAGCTTCCACAATCTCTGCAATCAATGGCTTCTGTTCGTCAAGACACTTCTGCAAATATCTCCACATTTCATTGCTTCCATCATCCCACATGTCAGGAGCTTTGAACACAGTGTAGCTTGACAGTTCTTTCACAACACGAGTGGCATTCTGCTTGATAAGCTCTGCCATGTCAATGTTTAGCGTATCGTCACAAGCCTTACTAACAGCTTGATAGGCTGTATTGGAAAGGAACCGTTGCAAGTCTTGTTCTGTGTTGAGCTTACGCTGAATAAACTTACGAAATTCTTGTTCAGCAATTTCCTGCATTGTGTCTTGTGAGAGATGATCTTCTAGGTTGATTTCCATCTATTCTTCCTTATCAAAAGTTTTAGGTACTACTCGACATTCATATGTGTCTGCACAATTATTGCAAATTGCCGCCCAATCTCCAAGGCGAGATAAGCCTGTTGCTGGAAATTCCGCAAAGTCATAATCCAAATTTGCGTCGTAGAATGTCTTACAACCACATACATCACATAGTCGATAATCAGAAGCTGCCATTATGCACCCACATAAACAGTAATGGTTTTCTCAACAGGCTTCACCTTACGGAAAGTAGGATCATAACGCTCACCATATCCCCAATAACCGCAGTTATCTCGAACTGTGGCCACTTCAAAGTATTCATCCGTAGGAACATCATTCAAAATAAGCTGAAACACTTCCGTAACTGTGACAGTTTTGTGTTCTGCTTCTTCCTCAAAGAACACACGTTTAAACTCCACACCATCTACCTCAGAATACACTTCACCATCTTCGTAATGGTTGTCGATAAATTCTTGCAGATTCATCATTCTTCCCCCTTATATTGTTCAAGCACATCGTCAAGATTAGGTACTAAGTCCATCAGAAAATCCAGTTTGTTTGCCAAGTCATTGTACAACTCTTCATAATACTCTGCTTTAGCTTTGTACAAATCTTCTTTCGTTGCATACATACTCATTGAGAATTCTTGCATTATGTTCCCCTATTTCTTCTGCACACAAACAAATTTATATTCTTTGCTAGTTTCCTTCACAAAGCCCTTAGCAGCCTCTCCAGCTTGTTGACATGCTACTTGGCTAGAGAAGCCTTCAATCGAATGCAGAGCTACAGAATCACCCTTAGCCCATACGCCAGCATAAATATACATCACGAGTACCCACGTCATTTGTTTTCTCCTTTAACGGCTGATAATTATTTCATGTCCAAGATGATTGATAATATCTTTCAGGACATTTTTTAGTTCATGATTGGTTCCATCATAACAGTGAGCAATCGCCGGATAGTCTCCAAATGGCTCTCCATCAATTGTTACATTAAAGCCATTCGACCAACTGCTGCCGCAGTCTTCACAGTCGTACTCATCGAATGTGTGTTCAATTCTAATTAGTGACATGTTTTCTCCTTATTTACTGTAATAAAAATGACCATCCACTTTAAGAAGTAGCTTGCCATATCCTTTGGGAAAGCGTTTCGTATTAAAATACCAGCCAGCTTTCCCTACAACTGGTGGATATTGTAGCACATCAAAATACCTTTGCAACTCTTTTTCAGTGAAATGCCAATCTTTCTGTGCAGCTGCCCAAGGCCATTGTCCTTTAGCCATTACAACTTGGCAATAGCTCTTGTGCTCCACTCTGGAACGATTCTGAAGCGTCTCCAGCACAGCCTTAGCGCCTTTCAGAGAACAACCTGCGCATTCCTTCACAAGGGTACGGACAGCACACTGTAAGTTGCTAGGAGGCTTCCTCACGCCTTTCCCATGTGCCACAGAGCAAGCTAACACTAAGAGAACGGCTGTGAGGAACTTAGTCATTCGTCTCGATCCGTCCAGTAACGCATATAGCCTTCACCAATCAGAAAGTCTTGAAACACATCACAATCGTAATGATCGTTCAGCAGCCCAAACAAATCATCAGCAAGAGCTTGTCGTTGTGCGACAGGGATATAGTGGTGGATCATTATGTTGTTCAATCGCTCATTCATTATCATTTCCTTTCAAATCAGCATACAATGCTTCGTCTAAATATGTCAAATATTCTTCTGGAAGGATTTGCACAAAATCCATGTCTCCGATTTTGAAGCTATCCACTTGGAACAGATCATAATCTCCGTCACTATTGGAAGCAGCTTCAAATGTGTATGTTACATCGCATAGGATTTTTGTTTTATAGTTTTTCATTCATTTCCTCTAAAATAAGTTGTTTCTCAATAAATTCTATCACATCTAAGTAGTTATGGTAGTACGTCGCCTCTGTTTTAAATCCAGATATTTTCTGAGGGTGTAAAACAAAAGTTTTCTTGAGTTTCCTTTCTATTTCAAAAGCAGTATTACCACCCATTTCAAAAGTTATAAGTTCATCTACAATACAGCCAACGTCTTTTAAATTTTTTCTGTGTTCTGCTAGTCTCTGGATGAATTTGTTGGATATACCATACCCTGTAAATTCAAAACTTCCGACTATTTTCAAAACATACACCACGGCAGATTTTTCTCTGTGAAATCCTGCTGGGCTAGGGCATCTGCAAGGTTTTCGACCTTTTCTTAGATTTGAAGTAGTGGATTTAAAAATTCCAGAGCATTTTCCAGATGTGACTAACTCATCACAACTACAGATCGGGCAAATTACATCCCAAAGACATCTTCCTGAAACATTATAAGTTTCCTCTCGGCGTTTGAATTTCCAACCGTCTGAGAACAAACCTTTAGATAGGAGTTTATTTGTAAAATCTTCATCACTCATTCTCCACGAATTAGCTTTTATTGCAATTTTACATTTAGGGCAACCATTTTTATTTTTGATAAAGCACGTGACACTAGTAGAGTCCCAGACATGACCATCTTTTAAGCATTTCAAAATTATTTTGTCTTTGGCTCTTACTTTAACATCATTGTTTTTGTATCCAATGAAGTCATAATTCTTTTCTTCACATAATCTTTTTATTACAATACTGCATTGTTCTTTTGTTTTGCTATATGTATTTGAGCAGGCGCAAGGGATATGTCCAGATTTCAAAGACGATGCCGCTATTTCAAACTCACCATTTCCGTATAGCTCTTGATCTTTGCAGCAGATGTGACACTTCACTATGCAGTATTTTGTTGATTTGTTTTTTAAGAAGATATTTAAAACTTCTAAGTGATTCATTTCACCAAATGAATCTCCAATTTCTACAGAACTTTTCTTCACTTACAAAGTCTCCAGCAATCTCACCAGTTTACGTTTACGCACAACAGCCCGTGCGTCCTTAATCTTCTGCACAATATCATCATGACCCTTTTTACGATGATATATAAGCTGTTGTGTGATACGTTGAGCACTAGAAATTTCAATGTAATCTGCCAGTTCTTCTACAGTTGCCAATTTATAATCCATAATACCTCCAAGGTTAAAAAGGTATTATAGCATAACATTTAGTAAATGTCAAGGGAGTGCCTTACAACTTGTGGGGTTATCCGGTAGTTATACCTTTTGCCGCAGACAGAATTGCAACACACTCATCGTAGCTGTTTGCTTCAGTTTTGTCAAGGCGTTCTTCTACAAACACTGGAAGGAAACAACTGAATGTATCGCTTCCGCGCTTGCTGATAATGTCGTTGGCTTTGATAGTGACGATCTTACCAATCATGTCGTGCTTGTGCATCCAGAACACTTTACGCATATCGTCTGTCATGCCAGTTCCAACATCCGTTACAAGCTTCCCACAGGAACTGGTGAGTTGCAAAGCACCACACATTCCAGCAGCTTTACCAGAGCCTTCAACAACACCTGTGATTTTCAGGTCAATCTCAAACTCTACTTTCATCTTCACACAATCTTTGCTTGTGCCATCTTTCCAGAGGAAGTCTGTAGTTTTCAGTACAGCGCCTTCTTTACCTTGTGCAGTGAATTCAGAGTAGATTTTAAAAGCTTCTTCCATGGAGTGTACCTCAAAGGTTTCCACAGATTGAATACTCTCTACGACACTGCTTTTACTCAAAACATCTAATGCAGCAAGACGTTGTGAATATTTACGAACACTTTTTCCTGATTTAAATTCTTCCATGCTCAGAATATCCCAAGCATACATCCTATAGATATAGTTACTATTTACTTCACCACCTTTAAGGATGCTGTTAAGAATACCATTACCTGTTTTGCGGTCAAGAAGCTGCATCTCCCCGTTGTAAATCGGGTTTGTGAACACGACAATCTCACCAGCTAGCACAATATCATTTGGCAAACCTTTTGCGATTTGCGCAGAGAATTCCTTTGGATATATGCTTCCTGCGCGAGTAATTACTTGAGGTTCCGCATCTACTCCTTTTGCTACATAGGCGAATGCCCCATCAAATTTCTCTTGAATCAAGTAAGAATTCAGTTTGCTAAACTTCTCCTTAGCTTTCTTATCTAGCAAACTGCAACGCTGATAAGGCACTGAGAAGTACAAATTCGGCCACGTTTTTAATACCATAGTGTCGCCCACGCCAGCACCAATGGAGCGATTCATCATTAACTGAATGAGTGTTCGTCCTTCATCGTTTAGTGCCGACACATGCCCGTTCAAGCTGGCTTCTGCTGCAAGTCCTGTCACTTTACGACCTGCAATTTCATTCAGCATAAAATGAATGTCAATGGAATCAAACTCTTGAGTCCCTGACCAAGTTTTCAGGTCTGAATGTTGCAGCTTCTTTTGCCAGAAATTAATGGCAGGGTCGTAAGTCACTCGCATGTATTCTTTCAGCAGAGCATTGTCCTTATGCTGCATCAGAATAGCTTGCTTTGCATTGCTTCCTTGAGCTTCTTGCAAGCTCTTGATAATTTCGTACAGTGTCATTCCATCTCCTTAAAGTATTCCTTCATCACATCATAATTTATTACAACACCCATCAAATTACCCTGCGTATCTTCTACAACAGTGTGGGCATCCTCAATATAGTATTCACTATGACTAGTACCATAAGCCACATAACCTTTAGCCATAGCACCCTTCAACTCTTCCAATTCTTTCTCCAACTCTGCAATACGTGCTGCAATGCTCATCTCATTTCTCCTTAATTTCATCATTAAAAATTGGCTCAAACACAACTGGTGAATACTCACACAGACGCTCCACTATAGCATGTTGTACAAGCTCTCGCAAGTCTTTTAGTTCACCTAGAGTGAAGTTTCCAATATAAGAAAACCTATCGTCAGAGTTGACTATCATTTTGCTTTGAAGCCACAACTCTAACTTCTCATTAGCATTGTCCATCACAACTCTCCTTATGAATTTGTATAAGCCATTTTAGAGTATATTTTGGAGCATGTCAAGTGAATCCTTCACTAATTTCAAGTGTTATGAAATGTATAGGCGAAGAAAAGCCCACCCGACCTGTTAGGGAGGGGTGGGCCAACTCTTAGTTTACAGATTTTTTAGTATCTTATTCAAGTCTTCTTCAGATAGAATTACTACTACGTCATCAAGTAGCGGATGTTTTATGTTGCCGCCATACTCATTAAACGCCGCAACAGAATACACTCCTTCTTCAAAAACATCAATCTGAAGTGTTCCTTGATCTACTGCAACATTTGCTTGTTTGTGCATCGCACAACAGTCTTTGTTGCTCCATACTAAGTCTTTTACGTTCATTACACATTTTCCTTTACTTCTTTAATGTAAACATTGCTCAGTTTAATAGTACCTTGTGCTGCAACTGCAACCGTAAGCTGATAAGGGAAATCAACCGCTGACGCACGTTTAATATTTGGAGAATAAGCTTTATTATTATTTGATCCAAATATGGCAGTTTGTGCATCGGCTGTACCCGCTGTCACTTGCACTGCAAATACTGTGTCAACTGTACGCCGATAAGGGCTGGTAATTACCACTTTACCAGCAACAGCCGATGCAGCGTTCCAAAACTCTGCTGGATAGGTCCCACTTGCCTTAATCGCTGCGTTGATGGCAGCAGCAACTTCAGCAGCAGTGACAGCAGTGTTAGAAACCGCCCCAGATGAACAGTCAATGTTTGAAATCACACCAACATTATCAATATTCAAGCTGATTTGTTTATTAGTAGACAAGTTAAATGGCTCGGCCACATTTCCAATAATCTGACCTAGTGGGTTCGCGTTGTCGTCATCAATAAAGAATCGCTGTACAACAGTTTGATTTCCATATACTGCATGAGATAGGAATCCTTCTGTGCCAGCAGTTTCTCTTGGCGAATTTAACGGTAGCAGTTTTCTAGATTTTACAATTTGCAGCCTCAAATACCCGCCAGAGGATACACCCACCATTTCAACATCCATACCCATTTCGTACTCTTTGCCACGTTCTAGGGTAATGTACTGTGTCACAGGATTGATAGATGCATTACTTGTTGTAGTGATTGTAAGAACACCATCTTGAGCAGTCATGGAGGCAATATTTGATGACGCCCCAGAAGTAACCCAGCCCGGAATCCTTGCACCTGCCCCACTAGGAACCCTAGTTTGATTACTTTCATCCACTAGCAAAGTTTCCCCTGAACTGACAAAGTGGGGGTTGAATACATAATTATCGGGGGCTGGAGCGCTTTGACGAGCCAAAGCAAATTCGTAAGGCGTCACTTGCTGAATTTTTCCTGCCTGTACTAATTTTTGTATGTAAGACAGAGCACCATTAAATGTGTATTCTGAACAGTCACCATACTCTGGGGCAATTGCTCCTGCTGTCAATCCCGTAAATTTACTGCTTCCGTCTGCATAAATACTGTGAATTAGTCGATTGATATAAAAACCTTTAGAATCTACCAAAGCGTCTAGTGCAGCACGTTCCCGCTGAAGTCCAACAACACTTGCTGAAATCGGTGCTCCATTGTAGCCTATTGTATTCTTTGCATTGTACGGCGATGCGCCTCGGAACAGCACGCTGCTAGAGTCGTGATTGGGTGAAGCTTGGGTGGACAGTCCAAATGCTGTGGCCGACCAACCAGAAACTGCTGAAACAGCATCAATAACCTGCTTGATAGTGGCATAAGCAGGCTGCTTCAAGTCAAACGAGAAGCTGTTAGGTGCTCCTGTCACAACACCATTCAAGAACCCTTTAGCATCTAATTCAATTGTCGCTGTACCAACACCAGAATAGTAGCACAAAATTCTAGGGCTATTAATGTTCTGATGAATGTGCGCATTTGGCTGCTTGGATGTGCGAGAAATCCCCATCACAGGGCCAACTGATATGAGATTTGGACTACAACGATGGCTAATAAATTTAGATGCCCCCGGAATTGTCCATGGGAAGTAGTTTGATCCAGATTGTATAAACCCTTTTAACTCAACACCGTTAGACGCTGCTGTGGCAGCACATGTCTCTTGTTGATTTTGAATCACTTTACTCCGAGACATGTAGCAACTGTCCAAAGAAACAGTGCGTTGTCCTAACTCTAAATTTTCAAAGAATTTGAGGCATAGTGTGGACTCATTACCTGTCAGAGAGTTATAAGAACGAGAAGTCCAGTTAGACAAGTTTCCATTAGTGCAAAGATTGGCTGTCAAGCCACTTACACCCAAAGAGTTAATGGCAGATACCAGCGAAGATAAAGTTGTCTGAGTCAGCGCATTCCAGTTGGCCAGTTGCACCCCATCACCATACAAAGTGATGTTATTACTATTATAAGGGCGAGAAATAACCATGCGCTTGTAGGCTGTACCCTCGTATCGCAGAAGAATTGCACCACCACCCACTGAAAAACCGACAGCAGTAAATGGTAATTTTGTCAAAGTTATTGGAGAAACATGACCTAAAAGGTATGCCGATGGTGTTCCAGCAGGAAGCGATGTATCCACTTCACAACCCCACTTGCCAGTGGCATTAATAGCTGCTGCCAACAATTCTAACGTTGGATACGATGCCACTGGCAATGTTATGTTATCATTATTAGATGATGATACTAGCTGAACATTTGCTGGAACAGGTTGTGCTCCTACATTGGTATAAGTAACTTGACCTGTTGCAGATGAATCATTTCCTGTATACCAAACAGCAATCCCCGTCGAAATTTGCTCCCAAATTGCCGGATGTTTTACGCCATGTGCGTGAATCTCTGCGCCTGCATTTTTAATTTGTAGCAATTGCTGCCAACTTAGGCACCCATCGCCTGTTGGTGCTGCACCAGTTAATGGGTCTGTGCAAATTGCAATATATGGCTTAATACCATAATTTTGATATGCTGCCATCATTCCGTCATCGCCTTTATTTCCGTACCATGCTCTGTACGCATGATCCCCACCAATCATGACCATGGGCAGTGATCCGGTTGGTTTGTTTCTCATTACTGCTGCGACTTTACCACTTGTTGTGGTGGGGACAAAACCATCTGAAACAAATCCGGTTACGTAATTACTACCTTGACCTTCATCAAATACAATCTCACCAAGCTCATTGACAGGCCATACTGTACTAGGCGTATTTGCCATACTAAATCCTCTCTATAAACGCCAAAAGCCCTCATACGAGAGCCATTAGCTTTTGTTTCCTTTGCGCAAAGGGGCTTACACACAATATGCAAGCCAGAGAGGATTATAACAGAGGAAGCTCTATTTGTCAATATGCAACAAATTCTAGCCTCGCAGCAAACAATACAACACAAATCCCCACAATGCAATATTAAACAGCATTGAAATAATGAATTCAATGTTTAGTGATTTTAGGAAAGCTTTCATACAAAGTCCTTTGCATCAAAATTAATCATCCCACCTTCAAAGACACTCTCGTAGCCTAGAATCATGGATTCTCCAAATATACGAAATAAATGCCACAGTTGTTCTCGCAGAACAGTTCCTTCTTCCATCGTAGTGAGTTTGTAATACTCTGGAATTTTTCTATTCTGCTGGTACTCATTATAAATCTGTGCTCCACGCTTTGTCAATACCACTTCTACGTAATTATTGAAGTTGAATTTCATAATCTCTCCCTAGTTCTCAAATGTTGTTTCAATTCATAAGGAATACTGTCTTGTTCATCAAATATAACTTTGTGAACCTCTATACCCATGATTCTTTGTGGCGCTGATACAAAAATGCTGCTGCCGTTATTGAACAGTATTTCTCCAGTTTTGTCTTTTATGAGAACATCTTCCCATATAACTTCTGAGTTGTCAACATAAGAAAGAACATCCTTAACAGATTGTTGAGAGCTACAGAAGAATGCCACTTTTGTATTAGGATTTGTAAAGCAAACCCTTGCGGCTTGCAGGAGCTTAGATCGGTTTTCTGAGTTCATATTATCCCTCAATCAAATGTCCAAATACATCACTGCCAATATCCCTAGCATCACGTTTCTTGCCAGTGTAAGGATTGTACAGCCAAGCCACTTTGCCATGCCATTGGCGATATTGTTCTGCTTCACTAGGAAAGACATCCTTCTTCTCGCCTGTCACTGGATCGTATTGCATTAGTCCTTTTACAATAGGAGTTGGGCAGTACGGATTGCATTCTTCCATGTCAATATCAAACTCAACACCAATAGGAGCTCCGCGTGGCATCCAAGAAGTAATTGAAACATTTCTGATGTAGAATTTAGTACCAAGAAATTCTACAGGAGTTCTCGATTCTCCTGCATCGGAGAGTTTCTCGTGAAAGTTATTCACATCGTCTTTAGTTACGAGTACTTTCATTTTATTCTCCTAGAAATTCCTTAATATTCTTCATGTGCTGAATACTGTCAGCGGTGTGATACGACACACGAAGTAGTTCTTTAGCTTGCTTCAGGGCTTGCTGGAGTGAAGCAATTTGATCTTTGGCTAAAGCTAGCTCAGTTTCGTTGTCGGCTCTTGTCTGATGACTTGCCCATTCTTCAAACAATTCAAAACGAGACTCCATCCAACTAAGCTTTCCACCGTCGATGTAGTATTCTGGTTCGGGATGACTATAGGGAACAATACCAGTAATCTCGTAAGTTTCTCCAATTTGCAATTCATACTCGGCAAAATCAACATTTTTGCAAACCACTTTGTCACCGATTTTGTATTTAGTCATCCCCATCCTCCATTTCAGCAATCTTCAATGCTATATGCCCCATTAACATGCCTCCGAGAAAGCCAACCAAATTGTTAAATACTGTGCTTTCCATATTGTAGGTAATTATACCAAAAATGTAGAAAGAAGCAACAATTGCCATCCATTTAATACGTATCATTTCAATGCCCTTTCACCAATTGTGCTGCATATTCAATCAAATACATCTTAGGAGCAATTAGAATTTTTAGCCATTCTTCGAGGAAATCTACTTCTGTCACTTGACTGGCTGGCGCGGCCTGCGCGGTTTCTCCACTTCGTGTCGTTGTGGGCTGGGTGGCAAGAATTTGACCTAGTGCCCAATCTAAATTTTGAGCAATCGCACCAAAGTCTGCCGATTCAGGAATACGTGCAACAGCAAACGAATTCATTGCCAAATCACGAGCATCTTTCAAAGCACGAATTACGTCTTTGTCCATCTCACTCCCCTTTATTAAAATCACGTTTGTCTTTAGCAGGACGCTGCCATTCATGTTTCTCTCGTTTCATTTTCACATTCTCTTTAGGCTTCTTTACAAGTTTTACGAACGTCGAATTAGATTGCATTTTGTGTCTTTCTAAATTGTTTATCGTGAACATATTGTGACAGGGATTTTTGAGGCTGTCAACAGAAATTTATATATTGTGTTTAACAGCGTCTGGAAACATCCACAAAGGCTTTGTCAAGTCAGCTATCTTCTGGTTGAGCCACATTTCCTCTGCTAGAGGGTATTGCTTGATTGTGAAACAATTACGTTCAAATCCTTTACGCTTTCCATCCTCAATAATGTTTGTAGGATAGACAACAAAACTCTTTCCGTCCTTATCCTTTGCCATGCAAGGCTCTGCTACAACACACATGTCGTGGTTGTTGTAGGATTTGTCAGCAGCATTATGAATTGTGCATATAGTGCCAACAGGGACGTATGTGAAGCTCCCGTATGTGTAATTATCGTAGAGGGACATTATGTTCCTACCTTTTCTTTATCAATCAAATTCCAAACAGAACCGTGAATTGGTGGATAGAATTCACTCATGGCAAACTTACTCCATCGTCTGTGGCGTCGTTTCTGCTTGTGTTCAAAATCATCACATGGTCGGTAATATCCTGCATAGTAACCCTCTCGTTTGTTACGCGATTGTATAACTTTCATTTGGTTCTCTCCTAAGAAAAGAGGAATGCAACAAGTATAATAAGCATATCGATAGTTATGCCCACCAATCCCCCTATAAACAAACCGTCGAAAATGGCCTCATCATATCCACGAATGGCTCCACGGATGCCGCCTACAGCAGTAGACAACAATAGCACAATAACTAAAGCCTTAACGGCCAAAATATCATTACTGTGTTCTTTTGGATGCAGATATTGCACACATTCAGCATAGCTTTGCATAGCTTCCGTAGAAGCATTCTTGCTGTCATATTTATCAATCACTAGCTGGCATTGTTCCGCATGTGATTGTGCTGCCATATTAGCGTTAATTGCTGCTATGTTTGCATTTGTTGCTGCTGTGGTTGCTACAATTAATGCTGTGCTCATTTGTTTTCTCCTTAATTAAGTAGAGCTAATCAGTTCATCTTCAAGCCACAATTCAATGCTCTGAACATCTTCATACATTGGATCGCCGCCAGTATAGACGGAGTTTGTAACAGTTTTGATCTGTAAGTTTTCTCGTAGGTAGTCTTTCACATCCTCAAGGAATGCTTCTTTACGAGCTTTGCTGGTCATTTCTTCCATTGTCATTTTGTTCTCTCCTATAAATTCCCACAAGCCCTATGCTCATGTGATGTGTATTGTTGCATGGATTTGATTGTGTGTCAAGCTTGTCTCCACAAATAATAAAGCCTCCCCAAAAGGGAGGCCATTGTCATTGAAGCTGTGCTTCCAGTTTACGTTGCTGCATGAGAACAAAAGCGAGTTCAAGCTTTTCGCCCAGAGGTTTGCCGCGATGACGCTTACGAATAGAGTGTACAGCTTGAGCACTAGCACGTTGGAAGTGCGTTGCAATCTGTTCCACAGTGGCGAGTTCGTAGTTGAAATGAGTTGCCATGAAATTTCCTTAGAGGTTAATGATACGACATTATAACAGACCAGTTTAGAAAAGTCAATACAAAATGCTAAAACTTGACAAAAGTTTACAATCATGTTATAATTCTGTTAGGTGATATTGCCGTATTGACATAGAGGATTTAGGATGAAAGAGGATAAGAAAATTGCCAGAGTTGGTGATAAGTATATGCTGAAATGTGGAGTAGAAGTTGAAATTGTTGAAATAATTTCAAACAAAGATGTATTAGTTACTGACGGAAAAGCTTTTAAGAATTGTCGGTTTTACAATTTAGTAAAAGGAGGTGTCGCATGGATCGTTGACGGTATTTTACGCACTGCGTACTACACTGGAAATGTAAAGAAATGTGAGCCGCCGGTTAAAGTTGGTGAGATTTTCAAATTAAATTGTGGAGTGTCTGTCTCAATTAAAGAGTATTTAGGGAGCGACAGAGTTTTAGTAGAGGATGAGCATCAAAATTTAAAAAACGTATCTCTTAGTTCACTGAGAAAAGGTCATGTTTCGTGGCTTGGAAAAACTAAAACAGAGGTGAATAGACCACCAGTTGAGATAAACATAGGAGATGTGTTTTCAAGTAAAAGATTCGGTGAGTTTGAGATAATAGGGTACTCTTTCCATAAGAAAAACTTATTTAATGTCAGATTTAAAAATTCTGGCGGTGCTATGTGGAATGTATCTGCTGTATCCATCTTAAAAGGTACACTTTCCGACAGAAGTAAAGAGCATGTGTTCAGAAATAAACCCTATAGGCTAGGTGGTAGATTTTATTCAACGGTTTCTGGGTGGTGTACAGTAATTGACTTAGAGTCAAGTACGAACATTACTGTACAATGGGATCACACAGGAAACATTCAAAAGACATCATATAGAACTCTAAAGAAAACTACATTCTGTGAAAATGTTAAGGAAAGTCCTTTGTTTGAGCCAAAAGGACATTACGTTTACATCGCTAAAACTGGTGGGGAGATTGTTTATATCGGTTCTGGAAAAGAACAAAGGTACATGCATTGTATAGACGGAAGATCGAGTAACTACGACCTTAATAGATTGCATTTCAGTAAATACAAAGTTGAAGTCGAGATTTTCAAAGAGGGTCTTACTAAAAGAGAAGCCCTTGATCTTGAACTATCTTTAATTAGAAAACATAATCCAATTTGTAATATATCTGGTAAATCTGATTAAATCGTTAAAACTTTTCTAAGTGGTGGATTTTCAAAAAGTACTCGACTCGTTCAAGTGTCGTGAAAAAATGATCCACCGCATTTTCCAGAAACTTTCATTTTGGAATTTGAATTTTCATTTTGGAATTAATTTCGTCAAAACTCCCTGAAAAATTTTAGCCCTTATTAGAGAAAATTTAGATAGTGCGCTACATAAATTGATGACATAATTACAATATTGTCAGATTGTCTTGCCAGAGTGTCAATTTCTCAACAGCAATGTTGCTATTATGCAAGACGAGCGATGCCATTGTCGCTTTTATGCAACATTCTGAAATTAAAAAGCAAACGCGCAGGAGTGACGCTGCGTCGCCAACGCATAATTGAATTCTACTCTTCTCACAGGAAAACGCAAGCGGAATTTAAATTTATTTTGGGAATTTGCAACATGAAAATATGACGAGCAGGAGTGACTTAGACGATCGGTGCTTTCATGTCGCAGCAAAGCATCACCGTTAGACATATAGTATTACAAATTCCTGAATCGTGCAAAGCTTATTTGCATTTGTCGCATAAATGTTACGTTATGCCCTGTAATGTCTTTTCTATGCATCATATGCACAAAAAGCTTGCCATGCTGGAGAATGCTGTATATTATGGCTACATGTCCTGTAGCACAGGGCTACATGTTCAACGCAATACACGAAAGGCAAGCCATGAATAACTACTCGCAAAAGACCATCGCCGAACTACTGTATATCCAACAGGATGCATACGAGGCCGCACAATGCGCTAAAAGCTTAGGCAACAAAGAAGCGGAAGCCAAATATCTGGATCAGGTGAACGACGCCTCCAGCGAACTGCATAAACGTCAGAAAGGGAATTAATTATGGTAACGATCAATAAACAGGTGGAAGCTGTCAAGCTTGTACAGTACATTAATAATGACGTGCGAATGGGGTTTAGTGCCACCTCGCATTACGATACCGTATTATTATCTTTTACAGGATACGGTGAAGAGTTTGAAATTTCCCTAGAATTTTCCCATGAATACAAAGTATGGATGCTAGATTTTTGCCAGTATTCTGTAAAAGGGCGATTACCTAACTTTGCTAGTCATAAGTCACAGCTAGGCTTTATCACACTGGCGATTGCTAAGTACAATGTCGCATTAGAAAAACGCCTATCAAAATAAACTCTTGCAATAGCTCTAAAGCGTGATATACTAGAGCCAATTCAACGCACAAAGGAATATCATGTCAGATAGTAAAGCTAAACATACAGCATGGCGTTATTTCAACGGCAAACAAATTGGTTATGTAGAATCATTTGATTGGTCGCCATTCCGCAAAGGCGATCCATACAGCTACACTAACGATCATGCCAAAGCCTTACAAATGACTGAATCGCAATGCCGTAAATTTTGCAAGTATATGTCGGATTGCGGTACTATTGGATTCTGGAGCTAATATCATGTCAGACAATATCGCAATTCTTGACGGCTACACAGAGCCATACATGGCATATAGCAGTAATGGTGAATACGAGATACCTATTCTCGTCAAGTCTGACACAGATTTTGATAGTTGTTTTAAAGCATGGGACAGTGACGAGCAAAAATATATCTCAATCTTAGGCTGGCTATGGGATTGCGAACCTGTTACAGAGGATAACTGACATGACTAAGCTAATGAGCATACAGGCCGCGTTTAACGGCGGTCTAGCAGCCTTTTACCGGCACTGCCTTCGCTACGGAACAGTGACACAATACCGTGATTATCTGGATGAATCTGGCGCGGAATGCCGTGATGTTTCTGTTATCATCCAAGGGCATTTTGCTGTGATAACTAAGCGGCGTGGTGAAGTGGTAGCAGCGCAATATTATTCTAACTGAAGGCATATTATGAAAATCGAATCAAGCAATATGACACATGAAGAGTATTTCCGTTTAAACGGCATACTGTCCATAGAACGCACTGAGCAAGTATTACAGGCGCTACAAGAGGCGCAAGCATTGGACGTGCGAGAATTTGCCGCCTATGCTCAAGAGGCGCGCTCAGGCTTTGCCAGTGAAGATTTTCTAGTGCCAGAAGTGATATTGTTGCGCCAGCTAGCAAAGCGCTTGAGAGGCGACAATAAGCAAGATTTGCTAGTCATCATCGAAGTGATCGAAAACGAATTGCAACAATTACAAAGTAGTGCGGAATATGCAAACGATCAATTGTCTAACATTGTGCGCACTGTTACAAAATAACGATTGACAGGCTGAAATATGCCTGTTATTCTAAGCACATATAGACAAATTCCTGAAAGGCTGCAAAATGAAAAACTACAATCTCCCTAAAGCCAAAGCGCAACAGGCTATTAAATCAGCCGATGACGCATTGTATAGCCAACACTACAAAGGTATTTTTGATGAGTCTGACCCTAATCATCCAAAATATAATAACGGCTACAATTACGCTACAGGTCAATTTGTAAGCCTGTTCGGATATTCTGAAAATGAATTGCTTGCTAAACAACACAAATAAGGGCTACAAAATGAAAGCACGTTTCCCTATTGGCTTAGTGTTCCAGCGTAAGCGGTTTCATAAAGCCAAAGAATTAACAGAGTACACAATCAAAGATATTTACAAGACATTCAACAATGCCGGTGAATGTGTCAAGCTGGAGTATCTTGTTACACATGAATTCTTTGGGCAAGAAATAGGCGAAATGATGGTTGATACAACAATCGCCCGAAGCTTGACGAATGCGCAATTAGCAGAATTTTTGTAAATAATTCTTGCAAAGCCTGAAATTGTATGTAATAATGGTTTCAGGCTAACAAAACAGAGGAAATACCATCATGTACACTCACAAAATCAGCTACACTAAACAATTTCTTTCCGGTAATCTGGCAGGTTTTAAAGTGGAAGAGAATTTTCGCACTACCTCCGATGCACTACAATTGCATATTGCAAAATTTACCAAAGTAAATAAGAAATTTATTGTAAGTAATGTTACTGTGGAGAAAATTTAATGAAACTACAAAGATGGTATGAAGTGATCGAAGGAATAGCTTATATCTACGATTCAGGACATAAGAGATATTCCCTCAGTGTTTCTATCGTACCGGTTGCGGATTTGCAATATTACAAAAACAATTTTATACTTCGGAAAATTTGGAGCTAATTCTTGCCGCCTTCGGGCGGCTTTATTTTATCTATTGCATTATAAATACAACGCCCGCTCTCGCCTTAGAGCTGCTCCTAAGTGGACACGCTATGAATTAATTATAATCCCACTTCCTGAATCCAGCAAGCCCTATTTTGCTCATGCCACAAATAAACAACAAAATAAATTTTGTGGCGAATATGCACAAAACGCTTGCTTAATTTTCTGAAGGGGCTATAATTACTTACATCAACAACGCAACCGGAGAAAATCAAATGTCCAATCTTACTAAAGCCGCTTACCTGAAAGCACGTCGTTGCGTGCTGCTGTCGAGCATCGCTGACCGTATCTGTGACGATCTGCCATACGGCAACCAAATGCAAGAGTTAGACAAAGTGGAAATGGCTATCAAGGCGCTCGGCTTTGATCCTCTCAAACCTCTGTAATAGGCGACAAAATGAAACTCAACAGTGAACAATATAAAACCATGTGCGCAGAATTCCGCAAGACATGCGGATATGCAAACAATCTGATACAGGCCACACAATACGCCTTCGGCAGTGTCGATAACGTGTTGGCCTACTACCCAAAAGGGCTGGTTATCTTTGCTAACGGAGAGCGCTGGATACACAATCTTAACTGGAATCATGGCCGATTCTATCGTGTAGATATTCGCTCGGATGAATTCAAGAAATCAACGGAGAAATAATTATGGACATCACACAAACCAAAGCATACAAGGCAGGCTGGCAAGACTTTATGACAGGCCAACAATTGTCCCGCAAGGGGACTAGCAGCTCTACGCTGCAATTCGCCAATCGTTACATGTGGGCAGCGAATGCACATGATTTTAACAATTGTAGCCGTAAGGCTACTAATTCGCTTTAGCGAATAATTGGCTTGATGGCTGGACGGCAGCGGCTAATGTTGGCAAGCAAGAAGCCGATATTATTAATGTTAAACTGTGAGGGAATGATATGAGCGTAAAGAAACACTCTAGCGGCCTATGGACTGTGCAACAATCTAACGGGCTTGTAATGTTTAAGAGCTTGTCGCGTAAGACGTGCAGCGAGTGGCTACGGCGCTATAATGGGGAAGATGAAGAAATTTATTAAATAAACGCTTGACAAGCCACACAGAAACGATTATTCTACATACATGGGCTGACGCAACAGTGCAAAGCCAAAACAAAACGGAGCTTTCCAAATGAACATGACCAAAACTCAAGCAAACAAAATCGTTCAAGACCTGTTTAACAAAATTCCTAACATCTATCACGGCTACCGCTACATTGCCGACAAAATGTATGACATGGAATTGAAAGCAGAAAAAGAGCATCGCAAGAGTCGTGATTCTGTAAAGGGTTTTAGTGTTGGACAAGCTGCAAAGTATTTCACTGTCAAACATTTGATTGAAGGCAAAACTTCGGCATACAATGTAGAAGCAATTCTAGACATTCGCCATGAATGCCTGATTGCTCAAGCATACGCCACCCGATATGCTGCCGAATTGGCTGATTGGTTTGCGCTGGTAGAATCCAGTGAGTTTAACAAGATTGATTATTCCGATATGATGGAATAATTATTTTCTGGAGCATCTTTACTTTCTGTAGGATGCTCTGTAAAATAATCAACGAAGCACATTAAAGGAAACTTTAAAATGAAACGTCCTGTCACTCACTCGCGTTCGCCAGAGCGCATCACTGTTAATCGCTGGTTCCAGAAAACCTATGGCAATACGTATTTTAGCGCCTATGTAGAATTTGATGATGGCTCTAGCGAATGCCTGATTAAATTTGAATACGGATACGGCGATCATGGCTTATATCAAGCACTGAAGGCATTGGACAAACAAGGGTATATTACTTTGCCAAATCGCCATTCTAACGGCATGGAAAGCTATAATGCAACAATTTACTTGCGTGAAGTGATGAAATGCGAGTACACTATCAATGACGTGCAACGTAAAAAGGATATGTAAATGAAATTCTTTAAGCGGTTGTTTTCCCGCCACAAACACGAATTCTCTAATTGGCAATTCGTCAAAGCGATGTATAATGACATTGGGCAAGTGAAATATGTACAGATGAGAGCTTGCAAAACTTGCAAATTTGTCGAGATTCACATACAGGAGAAATAAGTCATGAAACAGTCAATTATCGGAATTCCTGCTACAATCACTATAGAGCCGACTGTCTACGGCGAGGAATTCGTTTATTGGAAGCTGGAAGATAGTGAGATGATTGCATGTCATGCTTTAATAGGCTATTATGCCAGCAAAGAAGAAGCAACGAAGGCGGCAAGAGAGTATTACAATGTATTCGGTGCATTAAAAGGAATGTAACATGAGATATAATATTACACGGGTCAGGCCAGAAGTCTATTCCATTGCTTACTATGACTGGTGCGGCGGGTGGGTTTTGTATATCGGGGATTTGCCAAATATAGACAAACCTATCTACAACACGAAAGAGGAAGCAGAACGGGCAGCTTATGAGCATTACAACAATTCTCTGGAGAAATGATTATGTCTTGGAAAGTAATACATTGCGACGATCGCCCATTCAGAATTAAAATTGCAGATGAGAAAGATAACTCCATTCTCGTTTTAGATATGCCTGCCTATTCCTCAACTAGCAATAGTGTATTTGATGTGATGAACGGGAAAGGATTTAAAGGAGAAGAAAAAGAGAAAGCAAAAGAGCTTAATAAGAAACAGATTGAATTGGCTTGTTTGCTAGCTGCTGCACCTGAACTGCTGGCAACTTTACAGGAAATAGCCGACGGTGTATTTTGTGACTTGCGAAGTGTGGAAGAATACGCAGCCCGATCACTTCAGAAAGTAACTGATTCTATTGCAAAAGCTAAAGGAGATTGCTAGAATGAGCCAACAAGAACATAAGGCATGGTATGAGCAACATATCGCATGGCTAAAGGCTTTTCGGGAATATAAGGAAAGCTTATTTAAGGCAAATTCACAGGATGGGCAAAAGGAGAGTAAATAATGGAAATTTCAAAGTATTTTGACAAAAACGGCTCTTGCCCTAGTTTAGGTGATCCGTACCGAGAGCAAACAGAAACAGCTAAACTGATTTTTGATGAGGACGGAGACGTTAGATATAATGTCTATTTTGACTTAGTAACATTCTGTCAAAACAACCCTGTAAAGCCATTTTCCGATGCTGTGCGCATTGTCATGGCGCAAGAGATGGGAGGAAATACAAAAGGAAGTTATCCTGCCATTTACATGTGGCGATGACATAGCGCCTAGAAAGCCTTTAAACGGGTTTCTCGCTAACGCTCGCCCTAACGGGTTTTCTAGGCGTTTGGCTACGGTGCCTCATAATTTCTACGTTATGAGCTTGTAGGGTGCTTAAAATCGTTCCTAGCCACGTTTAAAGCGAAATAATCGGGTAGACATAGCAGGCCAGCAAAGAAACAACACAAATTTACACAAAAGCCTTGCAATTTCCCGAAGAGGCGGGTATATTGGACACATTGTCACTGTTTAGAACAAAGGAGAAAATTATGTCAAAATATAAGGTAGAAAAACTCGATACCCAAGCAACGGAAAGCGGGTATTGGTGGGTGATTTGGTTCCACAATCATGATGTTGTATTTTGGTCAGAAGATGCGGCAAATGAAGCTTGCGAGGCTTTGAATGCTTATGCTAACATCAAGAAATTGAAGCGTAAAGCAAAAGACTTGGCAGCATCTCTAGAAGTATTTAACGAAGAGTAATTTCTAAGGAGAAACACAAAATGAAAGCCACTGTAAAACGTAATGACGAGCAAAGCAACATTTTCAAACAGGCTGAAATTGGTGATTCATAAATCCGGCTATCTAGTTTTAGTGACTAAGGATGCACAGGAGCATGAATCTATCTTTGAGGGTGTGCAAATTGATGGTGCTTATGACAATGGGACATTTATGCCAGATTGGTACAAAGCAAATTTCTCCCTGTTTAGTGATAGTGTTTTGCTGGAGCAATAGGGTATGAATCATAGATTTGCCAATCTCCCACAACAAGACGTAATAGCACATCTCAAGAAAACTATTGCTGGTCTTGAGAGTGGGTTGTTTACAATGTATTATTGTGGAATAGAAATTGATGAGGAAAAGCCCCGTATGCTCGGGCCTGATGCAAGATATGGATATGCTAAGGCTGACAGTAGGGCAGTTAAATGGGAATTGTGTATTGTTGAGAGGATGGAATAATGACAACGATTAGGATTCGCTTACGCTTATCCTACGCTCTGGGGCCGCGTAGGCCCTTCTTTCGTAGCCTTCGGCTTCGTTGCACACAAATAACTATGTAAGGCGCTAAAGGCTTTGCACACAAACAAGAAGATACAGTTATACTATATGGGATCGTGTGGCGCTTGCGTAGCAAGATCTCACACAGGGTTATATGTTTCATTCAGTGCGGGACATTGCCGCGTAAGCCACTCGAAGCACGCTAGTGCTGAGAGTGAGGCAATAGATTATTGGTTGCACCAACAAGCTGCAAGGTTGTATATTCGACCGATAGGGAGAATAAAATCATTACATTGTATAGGTCTTGTTTAGTGGCTAGCGTTAGCAAGACACACAAACAGTTTCTATACAATCGCTAGCTGTTTACTTTAGTTGCTTAAAGTCAAAACCTTGCTACGTTTGTTGGTTAATAAGTAATTAAATAAAGGCTAGTCATAAGGCTGGTGGTTTTCTTAGTTCTACTGCATTCGCACTAACGTGCTCACAAAAGCTGTAAGGCATTTAGTTGTCTTATAGCTTTTATCTATTAGTTCTATTGTTTTAATAGTTATAATTATTGCCTTAAACTATTGACAATACTACACTATCGTGCTATAATTCTGTTACGTGAAACCACTATAAGAGGTAATTAATGACTAAATTTAACTGGCAAATGTCTACTGTACAATCTCTAGCAGAACACATTTTCAATAGTCCGAAGGAATCTATACGGCAACAGGAAAACTACTATAAAGCATCCGGTAATGATGTTATGCTTGATAGGATCACTAAGGCTAAAAAGCTTGTTTTGCTGTGGAACTTGGAGAAGCAGCTAGAAACACTTAGAAAGGAAATGTATGAGTGAAGATGACGTAACGGCTTCAGATACAATTTGTTTTATGCTGCTTGATGGAGAAGTAACTAAGTGTAAATTAGATTTAGATACAGGTGAATGGGTAAAAGTAAGACCATATCACAAAAAGAAATACAAGATTAAAGCTAAACAAGATGATGGTACAGAGACTATCTATAGCTGGAGTGTTGACCCTATAGACATAGAGCAAGCATCAAGAGATGAAGAGATTAGAGACTTAAATATATCTACTGAAACTAGAGGGAGAAAACCAAAGGTGTACGATAATTCTTATGTGAAAAGTATGTTATCCCCTTGTCAAACTTATGATAGTGCAAATAAGACATTTCCTTTCTTTGATGAAATTTTAGTTTCTGTTGCTAACTTGCATGATGGTAACAAGCCTTTAAGTGTTGGTCTATTGTTTAAGCTTTTAGTGTTACTTGATAATGTTAGCACTGATACTGTGCAACGTGTATCTAATAAGTCCGAGAGATACAGCCGTACTCTTTCTACTGCTGTACAGATTGCCTCTAGGCAGCTTTCAAAGAAGCTTGAGGGCTTTGTATTTGAGTACGCCGATGGAGAGTTGCCCACTATTGACAAAGAGCAATTGTTGATAGATAGAAAAGAATATATTGGTTGGTTCAAAGGTCAACAGGCAAAGGGTATGTACGAGGGCTTTTCTGTACCTAAGTAATATTCTCTACTAATAGAAGCCGAAATAAATTGTTGTTTATGTGCAACGTTTAAATTGTCTTTATATAGAAGCCGAAATAAACAACCGTCCTAGAGGCGGTTTGTGCATTGTGAAAGGATTGTGTTGTATGAATGAGCATTATGTGTATATGGTAAAACTCGGTGATGAGGTTGTGTACGTCGGAAGTGGAAAAGGTGATAGGTACAAGCATGTAACCAGCGGTAGAAGTCACAACGAATCTTTGAACTTATTACATAGGCAAGGTATTGCTGTTGTGCAAGAGTTTGAATATGAGGGCTTAACTGAGATGACAGCTAGAGTGCTAGAGCAAGAGTTAATCGACAAGTACAAACCTCTGTACAATAAAGGTAAGGCAGCGAACGAGGAAAAGAAAGCTTTACACAAAGAACTTAGTGACGAACTTAAAAGAATCCGTGAGAGTGCCCAGCCTACGGAGTATGCCAGATACATGGCTAAAGCTTTGTTTGCATTGTGGAAAGCTACCGGAAACTATCATATCTTGCAAGCATCTTTCGCAGTATCAAGAGCTAACCCAGATTCTAAGATAGTGATTACCCAGAATGAGCTATCAGAGTTTGTCAGCAAGTATCAAAATCAATTCAAAGACAAGATGTTCTTTATGCAATGTAAATCCTCTGTCGGTCAAGAAGTTTCTTATATAACAAGTGTGGATGAAATCTTAGATGAGATCAATAGAGAAGAATCAGCGCAAATAAACTTTATGCACAGACAAGCAAAGAATTTTAACGATTTTGTGCGGTTACAAAATAAAGCTTTGTCTTTGCGCGGGCAGGGTGTACTATTCTAAGTATGCTTAACTTTTAAAGGAGAAACACAATGCAAATAATGCTAAATGACGAGCAAGCCGACCAGTTCATGGCTCAAATGCTAATGAATGATTACCAGTCAATCAAGAATGGCGAGTGGTCGGAAGATTGCAAGCGCTTCCTACCAGCATACGAACTGTTGTTCGAGTCCTATCTAACTCAAAAGCAGATATGGGAAATTAAACAATGATTATCGGCAAAACAGATCAACAGATACACGAAGCCCGTCAGAAACGATTAGAGCGCTTATACAAGCAAGATAAGCGGGTGTTCCTATGGTGGCCTAGAAAGCTAATAGACGGGCGTATAGCGTGGCTAGAATGGGCTGAGAAAGACTACATGGTGATTGAAAATGCCTAGATTAGCTGTGCAGCTAATAAGCCCATAATAGCTAATGCACGCTGTTGCTAAAATGAGACAGACAACTAATTTGTATGTTTTGTGCAAATAGGGCTTGCATTCTGCTCTGATCGGTGTAGAATAGAACTTATTCGATAACGCAACGGAGCAAATATTATGAGTGCATGGAATTTGGGTTACAAGGAAGCAATGAATGATTGTGGATCAATCTACAACAATCCTTTCAAGTACGGTGAAAGTGGCTATGCTGATTGGATAGCAGGCTATGAAGCACGAATTATTGAAGAAACCGAACGGATGGGTGCATAATTATGAAAACCTTCTCTTTCGATACCTTCGCAGCTAACGGCAAATTCCTGAAAGTGGTTCGCGTAGAAGCCGCTCTCCGTTCGGAAGCTAAAGCAATTGCAGGGGCAATGGACGGTGTTGCTAAGGCTGTATGCACTAGCGTTGCTTAATGAGTTACAGGCCACAAGCGGGACATGTGACGCCACCTTCGGGTGGCTTTGTTGTTTGTGCGGTATGTATCTAAATAAGAACTATTCTCATCTACTATCAGTATTCTATATGAGAATCATTCTCAATACGCTGCTGTAATCCTTAATAAGAACTATTCTCAATTGGCAGTCTGTTACACATCCACTCGCCTCCCTTCTTACCTTCCCCGATCTGTCCTCCAAAAGTCATCTCGACAATGCCTCTTCGCCAGTGCCAGAATCCTTATTTAGAATGAACGTTCAGTCTTAGTAGACCAGTCGTCTACAACAAGCCAGCAATTATCCGCAGCGAACATACGAGCATAGCGAGTAGACCCTTGCCAATGACAGATTTCCAGCAGCATGGGAACGTGGATAGGAAGCGAATACAAGCCGCTGGTGAGGATTTTGCAGAGGTGGCAATGGGGGTGGTAGCGTGGAGGGTGGATAGGGGCTGTAACGGCTCATTTTCAGGAAGCCGAGATATCATGCTGGTGAATGGGGAATTGAGTGTAAAAAGGCGCTAAAGTGAAAATCCTTATCAACGATTGGCCTTTAGATGTAGCGGGTTTGCGACAGAAATACCCTATCAAAAGTGATTTTGAGGGCAATATCAAATATTTTGTTGACAGAGTGATCGGGATGTGGTATGATAGGGGCGTGGTTACACAACACTCGCGTTACTGGCTCATTAGATATTCTTATCAAACATACAATAAATATTTGCCATAAAGTGACTTCCAGAAAAAATTATTTTTAAAAATTTGAGAAAATATTTTAGAAAACTCTTGCGCATAAAATAGCAGTGATATATAATGTCTATATTAGTTGGAAATTATTCTGCAAAGGAGGATGAAATGAAGAAACTTATAGGCTACTGTAGGGTCTCCACGGAACGTCAATCGAACGTCCGAAACGGTCTTTTAGCGCAGCGAGAAGAGATTTTAAGGTTCGCAAAGACGCACGGATACGAGGTCATAAGTATCGTTGAAGAGTCAATTTCGGGTAAATATGGTCTGGAATACCGCCCTATTTTGTCCGAAGCAATTGAACAAGCAAACAAGATTGGAGCAACAATTGTTGTCTCAAAACTTGATCGTTTTAGCCGTGATGCTTTGTTCGTAATGCAGCTTATGAAAACGAAATTGAAGTTTGTTGTGGCAGAGTTGGGAGAGGAAATCACGCCGTTCATGTTGCATATTTATTGTGTCTGTGCAGAACAAGAACGGGTGGTTATTGGCAAACGTACAAAAGCCGGACTTGAGCAAGTAAAAGCCAAGGGTGTGGTTCTGGGCAATAAAAAGAATCTCGATGTTGCTGGAAAGAAAGGCGCAGTGGCTACAGCGGTGATGGCAGACAAGTTTGCAGACATTATGAAACCAATTGCAAAGCCTATGTTGGAGTCTGGTATGTCCCTTCGTGCTGTAGCAAAAGCACTAAATGATAAGGAAGTTAAAACTGCACGTGGTGGGGTGTGGACTGCTCAGACTGTAGCCAACATCCGGTCTCGGTGGTAATCAAGAAGCTACTCAAATCTATTCGGTTTGGGTGGCTTTAATTTTAACCAGACTATTAACTATTTAACAGTATGTCATCAATAGTCTTCAATGTATTTGAAACAGACTTAGCATACCATTTCTTACCTCTGGCTGTTTTCACTTCCATCTCATTTAGGTAATCAGCTATTTCTCTATAGACCAAACCCATTTCACGCATTGGTATAAGATATAGTGATACACTTTTTGCAAAATCTACTTTCTCTTTCTGTATCTGAGCATTTGCCAATTCTCTAGCTTTTTCTCCATGCAGAGAAATTTTAGGATTCGCCATACCGTGAAGTTTTCCTTGAGACTTAGCTCTTGCAAACCCTTCTTTAGTCAATTGCGCATGGTTGTCTCTTCGTTTCCATCCACCATCATGTACTTTGTTATGGCACTCACCACACAGAGGTATCGTCCTAGTCCCTCCCATACTTTTAGGAATTACATGGTGGTCTTCTGTAGCAGGTTTATCACATTCAAAACAATAGTTCATATTTCCCTTCCCATAAAAGAAAGGGAGCACAAAGGCTCCCTGTTGATTACATTTTTCTTACTTTAGAAATCAAGTCTTGCAACTGAGCAATTACTTCTTTCTTGAATTCCACTTTAAACTCATCTCGTTTAATACTTCCTTTCTCTACATTCCGAAGCTCCTTAGAACACCATGCAACACTACAACCTAGTTGTTGGGATATTTCTGCAAAGGACATGCCCTCTTGTCGCATTCGTTTTGCTTCCTCAATATCAAATTTTCGTACATTAGTCATATTACTCCTTTCGTGTAATTAACAGATATTATAGCACAAGAGTTCAGTTTTGTCAAATCTCCTCTACATATGTATCATCATTCTTTAGGATTCCTTTTGGATTATTATCAATCCAGATAATACCATTCTTCCTATACCCATGCATCTTCAAGAATTTCTTCTTAGCCATACCAGAAGTGTAATAAACAAGGTTGTTAGGAAACTGGCGAACAACCACTTCAGCTTCATCCCCATGACGTGCTGTAACAACAATCAATGGTTGATCGTTCTCATTAGCAATCCTCACCACTTGCTCCCAGAATATAGGATTGTCCGTGTAAGTACCATCATAGTCTAGTGCGATTGTTTTCATCGTTGTTTCTCCTTTAATTGAAAATCGGCCACTTCTTTTAGTTGTCCCAACATCCTACTCATTTCAGCAGGAGTAGTGTTATGAATCCCCTCCAGCATAAGCTGCAATTTCTTCTTAAAGTAGTCGGCATCTAGCCCATACTCATTGTTCATTTCTTCTCCTTTGTCAATTCATAATAACGCTTCAAGAATTTCTTATATGCCATCTTACTACTCCAAGGTTTAATCACCTCATCCAGAGGCTTTACGTTGCGGTACATGCGATCAAGTTTGGTCGTAGGAGACAAATCCCTACGCTCTGTAACAAATGCAATAGTGTCTGCCAGCTTGATTTCCTTATCAAATGGAAACTGAATACCAAAACGCTTTGCCATGTCTGCTTCTAGCTTGTGTTCGATTTCACTATAAGCTGGAATCATAACTTTCAAGGGTTTATTAATGTCCTTCATAAAACCCTCTACGGCATCATGCAGCAAACCATCCAATGCTAGGTGCTCTGGTACAATATAACTTACGAGAACGCAATGCTGTGCAACACTCATAAATTCAGACGTATGCCCATTACTTCGGCTTTCACGAGACAAGCCTAGAGCAATGTCTTCAATATCATACACAGAGTTCTCAGGATTGGCAAAGTCAATGAAATGCCCATTCATAAGCTGCATAACAGGTTTTAGTTTGTTTGTGTCAACCAACAGTGTTCTCCTTAAAATTAACAATACAAACATTATCACACATAAAAGAAAAACCTGCAAGTCCCCTTTTGAGACTCACAGGCTAAATTATCTACGCTTCTTTAGATTTTGGAGTGCGCTTAGGCTTTGCTACAGGTTGTGGTGTTTCTGCAACAGGCTGTTCCTTGAACACATTCTCTGGCAGTTCAGCGGCAGCACGTTTGTCTTCTCGTGCGTCAAAGCGACGATGACATTCATCACTATCAAAGTAAAGTTCTTTGCCATCCAGCAAACGGAGCATCTCTGCTTCAGTAACAAAATCAGTGTAAATGTCTCGTACAAATTTCTCAATAGCTTTTGTGCTATGGGTCACATGAGCATCCATGTTGCCAGAATGTCCATAGAAGCCGTAGCTTGCTGTGTGGAGCATTACTGTGCTGTACGGATTTACATAGCAAGAATCTGCCAACATCATAATCACAGTACCTGCACTAGCCGTATCACTCTCTACATGAACATGCACATAAGCATCTGTGTTCTGCATAGCATTAATAAGAGGAATAATTGCATGTAGAGCACCACCATCAGTAGACAGGCGAATCTGTACGCAATCACCTTCATTTGCACTGTCAAGAATATCCACCAGTTGTGCAAATTGTTGTACATCAACAAAATCATCATTGATAGTTACTCGGTGAATCATGTTCAGTGGTTGAGAAATCACTTCAAACTTGTCTAGTTCTGGTTGAATCAGTTTGAGCAAGTCAACGTTTTGTCGGATTGGTTGTTTCATTTGTTCTCCTTAAATTAATATCCTGCTTTATCAAAAGCCATAATTGCGTCTTTGCAAAGCTTGCTTCGTACAATGTGTTCATGCTTGTCGAATTCAATCAGGGCAGCACTCTCTTGCAGTCGTGGGGAGCCATCAAGAATATTGGCAAAGATAGCCAGTCCAGACTTGTCTTTCAGTGCTGACTGAAGAATATCTCCACACAGAATCATCTTGCAACCAGCACTACGAGTAACAATGCTTTTGATTTCTTCGATTGTGCAATCCTCCACTTCGTCTGCAATCACCCAAACATTTTTGCCAAAGGACATACCTTTGATTGTCTCCAATGGTTGCAGAAGAATGTTTCCTTCTTCAATAGCGAGGTCTACAACAGGTCGTCCTAGACGTTCATACAAGACAGAAAGCATTGGCATGAGCCAGTTAAAAAGCTTTTGATTTACATCTCCGCTAAAAAACCCCAAGCTACGCGAATTACTCACCGCTGGTCGTGCAAGAACAATCTGTTTGGCTTCTCCTTTGTAGAATGCATCAGCAGCAAGGCATGTGGCTACATAAGTTTTGGACGTACCGGCATAGCCAAGAGCTACTACTAAATCTTTATTGTGAATTGCTTCAAAATACTCCGCTTGCCTCTCATTCATTGGATAGATAGGCTTACTGGCAAGCTTTTCTGCGCGTTGATCCTTAAATTTATCTTTAATGACTCGTTCTTCCTTAACAACAGCTTGTTGTGCAGAACGACCTCGGTGTGTTTTGCGCATAATCACCCTTTCATGCAATGTTATATACAGAGATATTGCTGTACTGTTAAATAATACCACAATATCCCTGTTACGTCAAAATTTGCTACAAAGCAACATTAGTGAGGTTCTATCCAGAAAAGTTCGTCTGCATCAACTCTCATAGAAGTCTGCAATGATATGTCATCATTTATATTTAGAACGTCATTTGATGAAAAGCCACAAACATGATAATACTGGCCTTCCCAAATTACAACAGTACCAGCCTTCACTTTCCAAACATCCACTTCTGTATTTGCAAATTTGATTTTATTCACAGAACATATCCTTTCTCGCTATCAGACTGATTGCGCTCAATAATCTTGTGCAGACCATTCTTTAGTTGATGATAAGTGATTGCCAACATTTGCTGACGCACATCTGCGTTCTCTGGCAGCATTCCTGTTGAAGCAGCACGAATACATTGTTCAAGATAGACAATGTGCTGTTCAGCTTTGCACAATTGTTGGTACAACTCTTCATATGTCATTGGTTCGTCCATATTACTTCTCCTTTAAATTTTGTGCGTCTTCAATTCGTTTCTTAGCAATATTAAAATAATTTTCATCCATTTCAATACCGATGAAGTTTCTGCTCAAATTGGCACAGGCTACACCTGTTGTTCCACTACCCATTGTGAAGTCTAATACAGTTTCACTTTCATTGGTGTAAGTTTTGATTAAATATTTCATCAAAGCTACAGGTTTCTGTGTAGGGTGTAGCCTTCCTCGTTGATCCGCATTACTAACTTCTAAAATAGACTTAGGATGCTTGTGCGTATAACTACGAATCTTTCCATCATCTTTTTGCAAGTGAGTGGAGTCACCCTTTGAGAAAGTTGTACGTACTTTAACAGTGTCTCGTTCGGTCATTACCGGATAGTAGTTATGTGTATCAAAAGAAAATACACAAACATCTTCATGGACTTTCATAGGTTGATATTTAGCTAACTGAAAGTTTGCAGATTTCTTTTTATCCCATACCCAGTTATATTTAAAAGCTTTTATGTTAGAGTTGATTAGAATTGTGGTAAACGGCTGTGATGCTGTCATCACAATAGCTCCGTTAGGTTTGATAATACGTTTCAATTGTTCCCACATCTTCTCAAGATCAATAACACTATCCCACTTACAAGCTGTCGTTCCATAGGGAGGGTCAGCTAAAATCATATCCACACTACTGTCAGGAATTTCCTTCATCTTTTCTAAACAATCACCGAGCATCAAATTCACCATCACTTCTCCTTTGCAAGACGAGGCTTACGTGCTACAGGCTCTACTTTCGTATGTTCTGCTTTTGATACTTCAGGTTCATCAGGAATCTCACGCTCTAGGAAAGCCTCGTAATTAAACAAGTTATTGACTGGAAAGTCAGTAGTGGACAGGCTGTAGCCTTGCTTAATCTTTTCTTCCAGTTCATAAACGAATGCTGTAAACGAATTCACTACTACGATTTTTTCAATTGCCATTTGGTTCTCCTTTAAAAATTGTCATCATCTAAGTCTTGCATATTTTCTTCATGCTGCTCGTACTCTTCAATCATTTTATCTAAATCAAAATATTCTTCAGACATCAATCCTCCTTATTTAATAGATATGAGTACAGCTTCTTTGTAAGGAAGCGAGTTCTTCATCAGTGAATCTTTAACGGCTTTGATAGCACCGTTTATGCTTCTATAGAACGTGGCATCTGTTCTATGGAGTTTTCCGTTTTCTTTATAGTAGCAACGATATACTTTTGGATGCGGTGTGAATGCCATGTTCTCTCCTTGTTGTTTGTGATGTTGTGAATTATACGTCATATATTTTCTTTGTCAAGACTAATTTGCATATTGACAAAAACAGATTGCCATGATACAATTCTGGGATTAAGAATTCAGGAGAATGTTATGGCAAGGGTAAAGGCAAGGCAACGAGAAGTTGCCATTAAGGAGCACGGTAGTGAAAAAGCTCTAAGGGAGATGAAGCAAAAGAAGCTCTCTAGCAAGGCTTTGGCTGTATTAGAAGCAGGACTGACAAGTGAGGATAAAGACTATGCTTTCAAATGTGCTAAGATGATTTTGGAGCATGAGCGTAATCTTGAGAAAGATATTGACAGCAGCGAGATTTCACGTATAATTCTATCCATGAAGGCTGGAACGGATTTGACTACAGTACCTCAACAGAGTAATGTAGTGTTGAATTTTAATGAAATTAATCCAGATTTTCGTGATATTGAAGCAACAGATTTTAGTGAAGTGAAAGCTGTTGGCGAATAATTTGACAAAAACTTCATGTTGTTGTATAATTTCGTTCGTTAAGGAATGACACGCCTTTTCAGAAAGTGTCTAGTGGCTTCTTACGAGGCCACAAAAGAGAGTGTTCCTCTGCCTGCTACGCAATTCTCCGGCTATAGGGTGGGAATGTGAGTTGAACACTCCCTTTTGTTATTTCAAGCTAAGGTACAAGTGGCTTAAAAATAAATTAACAACTCCCCGTTAGTTTAACATGGTAAAATCTCGCCTTGTACGCGAGCATAGCGGTTTCGAGCACTGCACGGGGAACCAAACAATGCAGCCAATCTAAAGGTTAGACGCCAGTGCTCCACACTGCACAGGGAAGATTTCGATTATCTCTGGCTGCTCCATTTTCTTCTACCTTAGAAGACTGTTAGCCTTACGGCTATCGAGGCTTGGAGAACAAGCTAATGAGTGAGGTGGAATTCCTTGCCGAATATTAACACAAAGGAGAGAATATGACATACCATGAGAACGCAGGTAAGGGTTCGTTTCGCCGTGAGCGAGATAAAAGTGTAACCACTAAAGAACAATTTGAAAGTAATTGGGATCGTATCTTTGGCAAAAAGACAGTCAAGGTCGATCCAGAGCAAGCCGAAGCTAAAGGGTTTGTTTGCAAGGCTTGTCAAGGCAAAGGTGGTTGCATGGATGCTGGCTGGTATTACGAATGTCCTGAATGTGGTAAATAACAAGGAAGATTGGCTGAGAGGTTTAAGGCAGCACTCTTGAAAAGTGTCGAACTTTAAAAGGTTCCGTCCGTTCAAATCGGACATCTTCCGCCAGAATTTGGTTGCAGTACCTTCGTCGTAAAATGGAATGCCAACGAGAGCATAGCACATTCTTGCTTCTTCTCGTAATAAATTTTCGCTCAATAGGGACTTCCAGATGGTATCCTGCTAGAGTGAAAGCACAGCCGAGAGGCTGTTAGGTGCAGGGCAGAAATATGTTCTGCTAGGGTATATGGCATGGTTGTGTGGCGCTATACCATTGTTGTAAGGAGCCGCTATTCCGCAAGGTTTAGCGGCTTTTGTTTTCGTGGCGAACGGATTGATCCTCCTGTTCAGGCTCTACTCCTGAACTAGCCACACTGATTAACCTAGTAGAGAGGAAACAAATGGGTAAAGACAATATAAAGCGTACAAATGAGTACATTATTGACAAGTCAAAAGAGTTACATGGAGAGCATACTTACGGGTATGATAAACTTGAGTACATCAACACTAAGAGTAATATAATATTGCTGTGCAATAAATGCAATGATTATTTCAGCGTCACGGCAGGAGCACACGTTGGAAGCAGAAGAGTAGGCTGTCAAAGATGTAGTGCAGAACGTAGAACCAAAGCTCAGACAGGAAGTAAAGAGCAAATGATTGCAAAAGCATTGTTAAATCACCCTCACGGAGCTTTCAATTATGATCGAGTAGAGTACAAAACGGCGAGGATTAAAGTTGAAATAGGCTGCAATACATGCGGGGTGTGGTTTTGGCAAGAGCCACATCAACATACAATAGGTGTTGGTTGCAAGAATTGCAGAAACATTAAATTGGCAAAAGACAGAAGTCATTCCAAAGAACAATTTATAGAGGAAGCTATCAAGATCACCGGAGATAAGTATGATTATAGCTTAGTAGAGTACAAGAATGCAAGAACATATGCAGAGATAATCTGCAACGACTGTGGATCACATTTCAAGAAGAAGCCTACTGAGATATTGAATGGTCAGGGCTGCAAATGCCACAACAAAGGTGGATATGGATATGATCCAAAACAAGCTGGAATTCTTTATGTGCTAGAATGCGGAGACATAACTAAAATCGGTATTACAAATAAAAGATTGTCAAGTAGAATAAAAGCGGTAAGTTCTTCGTTTGGTGCAAAATTTAAAGAAATTAAAACTTATAATCTTGAAGGTCAATTCTGCACCGACTTAGAGACACAGTTGCTAATTGAATTACGAAGTAAATATAGAAATCCTATTCAAAAGTTTGATGGGTACACAGAATGTTTTTACTATGTAGATAGAGCAAAATTACTGAATAGAATTGAAGAATTGATTAAGGAGAATAAATGACTGAAAAAATTGTGTATGGCCCCGACAGTTTTGTACAGAAAACTTTCTTAGATTGTAAGTCGGGGTTGATTATCTACGGTGGTGGGGCTGAAGTTCATCCGGCCCATGTGTAAGTAATTATACATGCAAACTCTTTTAATTCGGTAGAATCCTAACGTAAAGGCGAGGGCTATACCGAGCTAGGCTAAGGCCGAGTGTAACGACTATCGAAACCACGCTATGCGGAAGGGAGTAGAGTAGTTCCAAGTGGAACGAAACTGAGAGCATCCTTCTAGGATGATGAGCTAGTCTGCTCTTTATGGAAACATAAAGCGATGCACGTAATGGTGCGGGGAGAACGTAACGAATTCTCTTGAACAACTGAGGATGTGGTAAATCGCACCAAGCATTACTGCTCGTGCTTAAATATTGTCAAGACCCTAATTTCAGGGCAGTTTTCATTCGTGAAACTAACGGGCAGCTTTCTCAAAGTGGTGGACTTTTTGAGGAAGCAAGGGTAATGTGGGAGAAACACTTTGGGGCTAAATTCAAAACTCACCCAAGTATGATGGCAACCTTCCCATCTGGCGCAACCGTCCAGTTCAAGGTATGCGGTTCAGACAGGGACGTTTCAAACTATGACGGTGGTCAATACTCACTTGTTGTGTTTGACGAAGCTCAAAATCATACAGAAGTTCAAATCCGTTATTTGGAGTCGCGTATTCGCTCTAGGGCAAAAGGCCCACACCAACTTATACTTACATGTAACCCAAAATACGATCACGATTATTTGCTTAAATTTGTCACCCCGTATCTTGACCCTGAAACCGGCATACCGCGTAAAGAGATGTTTGCTAGGGAAATGTATTATGGGGCATATAATGGGCAAGTTGTTGTAGGCACTTCACAAGCTGAGTTGGAAGAGAAGTACCCCGGAATTTCGTGCCAAACATATACATTTATAGCCGCTACCGTGTACGACAACCCTCGCATGAGGAAAATCAATCCTACATACGTTACTCGTCTTGAGAATCTAAAACGAGTTGAACGTGAGCGTCTTCTGTTAGGAAGTTGGACAGCTAAACCACAGAACCAAGGGTTGTTTAAGCGGGAGTGGTGCAATATGATTGATGAAGTTCCTAATGATGTGGTTGACCGTGTTAGGGGTTATGACCTTGCTGCAACTTTGCCATCAGAAACTTACCCTGATCCAGATTGGACTGCCTGTGTGCGTATGTCAAAAACTAAATCAGGTCGTTATGTAGTAGAACATGCTTGTAGAACTAGGCAACTTGCTCACGGGGTTCTTGATTACATTGAAAAGAATTATTTCGATGATCTCAATGATGGTGTTGCGGCTACTGTATGGCTTGAGGTTGACCCCGGAAGCTCTGGTAAACATGCTGCCGGATTTATGGTTCAGTATCTTGTGGAGCATGGCGTAGATGTTCGTAAACAGGATGTTAATCCTTCCAATGGTAAATTAGCAAGATGCAGACCGTTCCTTTCTCTGTGCGAGGCTGGCAGCGTTGATGTTGTAAAAGGCGATTGGAATGAAATGTGGTTCAATGAAATGGAAGATTTTATTGAGGGTAATAGGCGTCAAAAGGACGATTTATTCGACTCGACGGCTAGTTCTTGCAAAGCTTTGATGAAAAATAGAACAATCCCCACCTTCTCAATCCCCATTTCAACTCAACCTTCAGTAATACCAACATTGTCTTGACGTAACAAATTTGACAAAAACGCATTCCTATGTTATACTTTTGCCTAATTGTGAAATTAAGGCTTCCCACTATATTGTATAACATAGGGTTTCTAATTTCAAGTGTTATTTTAAGGAGAATTTATGGCCGCTAAAAAGAAGCCTCCGCAGGATAAAACGGCTGCATTAGCGGCTGATGAGGGTGCGGTGATTCCACGGATTAGCTTAGGCGAGAGTGGTTTTACAGGTTTACGCACCATTTGGGGAAAAGTAATTGATGATCCCCAACGAGCTTTCCGGCATCCTTATTTCTTGCGTACATGCCAAGAAATGCGTAATGATGCTGTAATTGCTTCAGTATTTAATACATATCGAATGTTCTTGTCACGAGTTGACTGGAATGTTGTGGCTCCAATTGGTGCTACAGAAGAACAAAAAGAACGAGCTAAGTTTGTAGAGTCCTTGATGGATGATATGGAAATTAGTTGGGCAGCGTTTATCTCTGACGTTCTTGAGTATCTTCCTTATGGTTTTTCCGTACAAGAAAAAGTGTTCCGTCGTCGTCTGCACAAGAATGGTAGTCGATATAATGATGGTAAGATTGGACTGCGTAAGCTTTCCCCACGATCCCAAGACAGCATTCTTCGCTGGACATTCTCAGAAGATGGGCGAGAACTTCTAGGTTGCGAACAATCAATTTATCAAATGGAGCATGGTGCTCTGTTTATGGATCAAGCGAATGAACGTGGATTGATTCCAATTAAGCGTGAAAAATTCCTGCTGTTTACAGCAGACGCTACAAAAGGTAATCCCACAGGTAACTCAATTCTAAAGGGCGTATATTTAGCCTATAAAGAAATGACGTTGCTGAAAGAACAAGAAATGGTAGGAATTGCGAAGGAAGCTGCTGGCCTTCCCCTTCTGCGCCTCCCTCCAGAGTTTATGGCAGATGACGCTTCGGATGATAAGAAAGCTGTCTACAATGCTTGCAAAACTCTGCTTGACACAATGCAAGCTGGCACTAATAAGGGTATCATCTTCCCTACTAAAACTGACCCTGACTCTAAGAAGGATATGTTTGACATTAGCCTTCTGGAAAAGAAAGGTGTGCAGGGTGCAAATATTGACGCTGTTATTAAACGATATACAGACAATATCCTAAGTGCTCTGAGTGTTGACGTTTTAAAAAGCGGTAACAATCAGCAAAGTTTCTCGTTGAATGATGGTGACACCTCTGTGTTGGCTATTGCGCTAAGTCATCGTACAAATGAGATTGCTGACGTACTGAATAAAGATTTGATTCCTCAGATTTTTGCCTTGAATGGTTGGACTGATGAAGTTCTTCCTAAATTCGTTCCGGGCGATATTTCTGCGCAGAGTCTTGAAGAATTGTCGAAATTCTTGCAGCGTACTGCTTCTGTAGGATTGCTGACCAAAGACTTACCTGTTCTGAATAAGATTCGTACTGCTATGGGTGTTCAAGAGTTTCCTGATGACACTAAAGTAGAGGATTTGAATTTCACTATGGACAGCAGTAAATCAAGTGCAGGAATGCAAGTTGGTAAATCTGGAAATGGAACAGCCAACATTGGTGGTGATAGTTCAAATCAAGATACTTCGGTTAACAACTCAGATAACAAAGCTTAAGGAGGAAAATGGCATTTGTATATCACATCCATCTCCCAGAACAGTCGGGGGAATATGATAAGGGTTATATTGGGTTTACTGCAACAACTGTATCTGAAAGATTTAAAGAGCACGTTGCTCTGGCAGCCATTGCGGAAAATACCTACACATTACATAATGCGATTCGTAAACACGGTGATGCTCTTGTCGTGACCACTTTGGTAGAAGGCAGCAGCGAATATTGTCTAGATATAGAGTATAGGTTGCGACCATATCCAAATATCGGATGGAACATTGCCTGTGGTGGTTCTGCACCCATGTTAGGTAGAAAACATAGTGATGCAACACGTACCAAGATAAAAGCTATATTTACTCCAGAGCATATTAAGAAGATTTCTGATAGGCAAAAAGCTATACCTACTTGGTGCCGAGGTTCATCCGATAAAGCAGTATGGGCAACCGCTTCTGAAATTTTCAAATGCTACAACGCTAATAAGGATGTAGGTGCTGTTGTGATTGGAAGGGCGTTTGGTCTTTCAGAAAAGAAATTGGAAGCAATGCTAAAGAAATTTAAATCTGGGTGGGTTCCAGATAATGATGAGGATTGGAAGATTTGGTCTGAGGATAAACCGAAACTAGAAAAAATTTGGGATGATTCTCAAGGAAAACTTCAAGCTAAAGCTGCTGAAATTACACCAGAATTAAGGGCAGCGCGGTCAAAGGGAGCGTCAGGGCGAGTCTGGACTGAAGAGATGAAGGATGCTCTTATTTTACGAAATAAAGGTAAACGGCACACCGAAGAATCCAAGTTAAAAATTTCCAAATCAAAAATAGGTAAAAAACATACTGAAGAACAGATTCAAGCTAGGAAAGATCGACTAGCCAAGCAACCTTGGACTAATGCGGCTAAACCCTACTTTTGGACAAAAGCTGAAGACATACGACAATTCTTGTTAGCTGGAAAAACGCAAGCAGATATATTGAGGTTCTTTGGTCTAGACAGAAAGAGTGGTTCACTTGCTGTGATAATTAAGAAAATAAAGTTTGGTTGGAATCCATCCGAGGATGAAGATTGGATTTCCTTCAAAGAAAATTATGCAAAGGAATCATAATGGCAAATCACAGTCTTTTACGACTTACCTCTAAAATATACAACACTCCACATCTAATTACAACCGATTCTTTCAATGTAATTTTGGATTACTTGGATAAACGTAATTCTGCAACCTTTGAGATGCCAGATGAACCTGTAGAACTCCCTGAACAAGAAACTCCTTATAAAGACGGATTGGGTGTTTTGCAAGTATCTGGTAGTCTTACTTATCGCCCTGTTTACGGACTTTGCGGTGAAGTTGGCACGAGCTACACTTCTCTTGTTGAGCAAGTTGAATGTATGGTTGAAGCTGGTGTGAAAACTATCGTAATGTCCGTTGACTCTGGGGGTGGTGAGGCAGCACACGTTTTCGAGACAGCTAACGAAATTCGTCAGATGTGCTCTGACAACGGAATTCAACTAATTGGCTATGCTGATGTTTATGCCTGTTCGGCTGCCTATGCCCTGATTAGCATTTGTGACGAAGTGATTATAAATCCTTCTGCAACCGTTGGTTCGATAGGCTGCGTAATTGCGCTCACTGATTGCTCAAAAGCAATGGAACAAGCTGGTTTGAAACGAATCTTCATTACAAGTGGTGCAAATAAAGTTCCATTTGCAAATGACGGATCGTTCAAACAAGATTTCCTTGATGATCTTCAAACTCAAGTTAATCTACTCAATGACGAATTTGCTCAGTTTGTTTCTACTAATATCGGCGTGCCTGCTAAAGATATTAAAGCACTTCAGGCTAAAACATTTAATGCAAAAGACGCTGTAGAAAAAGGGTTGGCAAACAAGATTATGACCAATAAACAATTTGAGTATTATGTAGCAAGTATCCACAAAGGAGTAATGAATGTCTGAAAATAATTCGATGCTGTCTCGCATCACAAAGAAGTTGGGGCTGTCTCCTGACGTTAACAAGGAAGAAAATATGACCACAGAAAACATTGTTGAGGCGGCAAGCGAGGTACAAGCCCTGCAAGCAGCTTTTAATCTGAAATCTGAAGAACTGGCAACGGCTCTGGCTAATATTGCAACACTGCAAGCTACGATTGATGCTTATGCACAGAAAGAAGTTCAAGCTCAAGCTGACGCTCTAAAAGCAAAAATGGATGCTCGTATGTCCGCTATCAAAGCCAATCTCGGTGACGACAAAGCGGAAGCATTTATGGAAGCAACTAAAGGTCTGGATGATGCTGCTTTTGCTGCCATCACTTCAGCAATGGCAGGATCGCTTGCAGCCGAGGCGAAATCTGACATGTTTGTAGAAGTCGGCGTAGAAACTAAAGCAGAAGCTCCTGTTGAGGAAGAAAAAGCTCCCCTGCATTTCAAAAACTTTATTAAAAAGGGTAAATAAACATGACTAAGCTCGCAAGTCGTTCATATAAACTGTCTGGTGTACTGGCCTTTGAAGAACTGCCAGAATACGGCGTATGCCGTGAAAACGTTACTGTAGTTGTTCAATCAGGTATGGATGTTGGTGCTGTTGTTCAGCGTACTCTGGTTGGTGGCACTGGTACTGCTACGGCAGGCACTAACACTGGTAATCCTACCTTCAGCGCAATCACTGCCGCTTCGTATGCTCAAGTAGGTACTTACAAAGTTGTATTCACAGCAGCTACTGCTTTCAATATCTATAATCCTGCTGGTGCTCTGGTTGGTACTGGTGCCACTGGTACTGCCACTAATCCTGCCAATGCTGGTGGTCTGACCTTCACTATTACTGCTGGTGGTACTGCTGCTGTAGCTGGCGATTCCTTCACCATCGCTGTAACTGGTACTGTGAAATATGTTTGGGTTCAAGCTTCGATGGTATCCTCGCTGGATTCGGTGGTTGGTGTTGTTATCGAATCGGTTAAAGACGTTCCTTCGCTGGGCGCTGGCGACCAAACTCTGACTGTACTACTGCACGGCTGGTCTGGTGTGGTTGGTGCTTCGCTGCTGTACAAAGACGCTCTTTCGGCTTCGCAACAAGCTGTTGTGCAGGCCGCTCTGAAGGCTCGTCGTATTGTTACCCGCACCAAAGTTTAATATTTAAGAACAATAGGGAGCTTCGGCTCCCAACATCAATCACATAAAGGAATGAAAATGGGTATGAATATTCGTGACTATTTTAATAGTTTTAAAAATGCAGACTTCGTAGATGGTATTTCGCAGACCCCTCTGCAATACGGCTATGTAAATAGTCTGGACTTGTTTAACACTAAATCGACCAGCCAAACGGCAATCATCTTCGATAAAGATTATACCACCACCACGCTGCTGCCGCAAGTTGTTCGTGGAACCAATGCTTCGACTCAAGGTAAAGAGCGCCAAGCTGATACCTTCGCACTGAAGCTGGCATACTTCAAACACGCTGACCGTCTGACCAACGAAGACATTCAAGGCTGGCGCGTTCCCGGCTCGACCGATGACGAAACTCTGGGTCGTGCAACTGCTGAGAAAATGACCGACATGCGTATGGCTGTCGATCAAACTAACGAATACATGAAGCTGCAAGCTCTGAAGGGTATCTTCAAAACCCCTGACGGTCAAACTGTTGCAAACATGTTCTCGGAATTCGGTATTTCGCAAAACACCATCGACTTCGCTCTGGGTACTTCGACCACCAACGTTGACCAAAAGCTGCGCCAACTGAAATCGGGTATTGCTAAAAACGTTCAAAATGGTGGTGCTATCAGTGGTGTGAATACTCTGGTTGATCCAGTGTTCTTCGACAAACTGATTTCGCACAACAACATCAAAGACGCTTATCGTTACTACCTGAACAGCGGCGCTCAACTGCTGCGTGATGACCTGTCGGAATACATGAAATGGGGTATCATGGATACGTTCTCGTTCCGTGGTGTGAACTTCATCTCGTATGACGCTACCTTCACTCTGCCAGATGGTACTTCGGAAGTGGCATTTGCGGATTCGACTGGTACTGCATTCCCTACCGGCGTTAAAGACCTGTTCCGTGGTTACAATGGCCCGTCGGCTAAGATCAGCGAAGCTAACCAGCCGGGGCAAGAACTGTTCGTCCGCACCTATGTAGACCCGCGTGACGAATTCGTAGACTTTGAACTGGAAATGGCTCCACTGTACTTCTCCACCCGTCCTGCTGCTCTGTGGGCAGTGACTTCAAGCAACTAATATTTAGTTTCTTTACTGTACAGCTTAGAAATAGGCTGTACTAATAAGGAAATTATTCAAGGGGAAAATAAATGACAACAATTGATCCATCAACTAATCTAGGTAAATTACGTCTTCGGTTGGGTGATTTCCTAGACATCCAGCAACTTCCTGATGCTGTGTACAATCAAGTAATCCTAGACCACACAGACGCAAATGGTAATGTCAATCTGAGAGAGTGTGCAATGTTGTGTGGAAGCTACATACTGGCCTCTTTAGCATTTTCTGTAAGAAGCAAGATGTCCATGCTAGAAGTATACGGTTCAGAAGCATTCAACAGCTATAAATCATACTTGATGATGGTGACTAAAGACCCATCATTCAATCAAGTAAGTCCTATTCCATACGTTGCCGGTGCTGATGACATTCATCCAATCCTGCAATTCAAAGATGATTGGGTCAATGCTTACAACAAGCCCACTTCAGATCAACGACTGCATAATCTTGCTTCTGGACAGTTTGATCCATTTAGCGGGAGTTGGGTAAATGGCTAACTACAACACTCAATTCCAAAATGTTGTGGCATTCTTTATGAAGCGTTTTGGTGCAGATGCGACAATCATTATTGACGATGGCACAGGAACATATACAAATTCTGAGTATGTTCCCAATATTCAAAACATTTCTGTGAGAGTAATTCCTTTTGACTATATTAAAAAGTCAGAAGGGCTTACAACAGAGCATAACTCTCTTGTGCAAACAGGAGATAAGCAAGTGTTTATTCAGCCCACAGTGGCTGTACAAAATATTGATCCAGCTTACACTAAGCTTCAAATGGATGGCAAGCTGTGGAAGTTTGTAGCTATTAAGAACCTCAACCCAACAATGAATGACAGTGTACTGCTTGAGTGTTATGTGAGGGTGTGATGGGTAAGTTTGCAGATCAACTCAGAAAAGAGATGGATGCAGAGTTGGAGAGAGTTAATAAAGAAATCCTGAACATAGTGGTAGACACTTTTAATTTTGCTGTGAAAGCATCCCCTGTATATCCTATGGCTAAATACTCAAAGGGGGAGTTCATTAATTCTTGGTATCCTGCTGTAAATGGATTTGACCACACTGTATCCGGTAATTATGACTCGTCTGGTTCGGGTAGTTTATCTCGTATTGCTGGCCTATTAAGCTCCAATGCTTTCTTAGGTAAAGACGCAATGGTTTCACTTTCAAACAGTGTTCCTTATGCACATAGGGTGGAATTCTTAGGTTGGCCTGAATGGCCTCGTGATATTAAAGCTTACGCTCCAATCCGACAGACAATAAACTATTTCTACGCAAAACAAAATAAATAAGGAGAAGCATGACAATCCGTGAAGAATTGGAGTCTGTGCTTATTGCTTATTGCACAGCGAAAAGTATTCCTCTATCTCTTGAAGGGGTTCCTTTCAAGAAGCCAGATGGAACTTATATTGAAGCTTTCATGCTTCCTTCAGTGACAATTAACCCTACAGTAGATATGCGAAGAAAACGTATTCGTGGATTCTTCCAGATTAATTGTTATACGAAGGATGGTATTGGAAGTAAAGCTGTTGAAGCCCTAGCTGATGAAGTTGCAGCGTTATATCCAAGCTACGACAAATTAGCATTTCCAACAGTAAGTATAGAACAGCACCCTCAAACTGGTCAAGCTATTATTGATGGTGTTCACAGGTTTATCCCTGTTTCTGTCAAGTATCGTCAAGAGAGTTGACAGGCAGGATAAGGCATAGCTAAGGCTATGAAATTAGTCTCTTTGCAAAGACATTTAACATAAAGGAAATAATATGGCGACTATCGCTCAGACAACTGTATCTGGTGTGAAAGCACCTGTTGTAGTTACTAAAACAACTCTCACCTCGTCGGACACTTTCTCGTATTCGGCAGGCACTGGTCAAGTTCTGGAACTGACTAACGGCACGGCTGGTAGCCTGACTGTGAACATTGACGGTTCGGGTTCGACCACTATCCAGCCTGACGGTCTGGGTCAAACTGTAGACGTTTCGGCTGGCTTCAATATCGTTCTGGCAGCAGGTGTTACCAAAGCTGTTCCTCTGGATGCTATTAAAGTTTGGCTGAATGGCACTATTGCTGTAACTGGTGGCACTGGTATTACTGCTAGCATCACTGTTTAATTTAATAAAGGAAAATAAATATGGCTTCACTTGCTCAAACATCGGCTACGACAATTCTCTCAGTTTCAACTACCTTGCCAGCTACCTATGACGCTACCGGCTTTCAAAATCTGACTTGGACTCCAATTGGGGAGATCGGGAGCCTCGGTACTTATGGCCTCAAGACCAATGTGGTTTCTTGGTTGCCGCTTGACACGGCCTTAAAATCTAAGCGAGGCGGCAGCCAAGACGCAGGTTCTATGCAACTGCAAATTGCTCGCCACAACGGCACAGACATGACTAAATTGTCAGCAGCAAATAGCTCCCGTGCTTCAATTGCCTTTAAAGTTACGATGCCTGCGCTGATCGGCGGTGCTGATTACTTTACTGGTATTGTAACCAGTTTTGAACAGAACGTGGGTAATGCTGACCAGATCATGCAAACGAACGTTGGCGTAGAACTGGATAACTTCATCATCTACACGTAATCAAATTTGACAGAATTGTATCGTCATGATATAATTCTGTTTACTAGAGAGACACGTTGCGAAACGCTCTCTCTTAAACTATTTAAAAATTAGATATTTTAAGAGAAGCGTTATGGGAAGAAAGTTAACTCAAAAAGAATTTGTAGAACGTTGCAATAATAATCTTGATAAAAATCAAGATGTATCTAAGTCCATATATGTGTCAGCACTATCTAAGGTTAAAGTTATTTGCAAAATTCACGGAGAGTATGAGTCTGTACCTGCAAAATTGATGGCAGGACAGGGTTGCTTCCAGTGTGGCAGAGTTTCTACAGGATTGAAGAGACGAATTTCTGTTGAAGACTATTTTAACCGATGCAGAGAAGTCCATGGAAACAATTATGATTACTCCGAAGTGAACTTCACATTGATAAGAGATAAAATACCAATAATTTGCAAAGCTTGTAATAACAAGTTTGTCATGCAAGCAGATGCCCACGCCAGAGGTCAAGGCTGTCCCCTATGTAATAAGGGTGCAGGATCAAGAGCTAGAAGGATACCCTGCGAAGATGTATTAAACAGGATAGAGGGTACATATGGCAATTTGTTAACTGTAACTGGTATTGAATATAAAAATGGTTTGGCGCACATAACAGGAAAATGTGAAAAACATGGATGTTGTTTCACAAAATCTTTAAAACTGTTAATGAAGGCAAATCCTTGCACATCTTGTCAAGATGAGGTTAATGAGACAACCAGAAAGAAATACGAAAAGTTCTTTATAGAAAAGTCTACATTGGCGCACGAAGGCAGGTATTCGTATGAAAATTTAGGCTATATTAATAGGGTCACTCCTGTCGAAATATTCTGCAAATTGCATAATAAGACGTTTATTGAAAAACCATCAAACCATATGGCAGGTGGTGGACATTGCCCAGATTGTGATCCCAGAGGAAGAAAGTGCCACATTTACATACTGGCTGCCGAAGGTATTACTAAGATTGGAATAACAAGAAAAACCCCAAGTGCAAGATGTAAAACAATAAATAAAGAGTCTCCTTTCAAATTTAACGTTTGGAAATCTTATGTATTTGATACAGAAGAGATACCTGAAAATGTAGAGAGTCGAAGTTTACTATATTTCAGAAATTTGTACTCCAATCCAAAACTCCCGTTTGACGGATATACAGAATGCTTCTTTGATCTGCTACCTGAGATTGCAGACATGAAGATACAAGAGCTAATTGCTCAATATAATCACAACTAACCAACATAAAGGAAATTAAAATGGCCGATATTAAGAGCTTTGCACTGACCGACACCGCTGACTTCACTCTGAAACACCCAGACACCGGAGAGGAAATTCTGGGACATGACGATGAGAACGGAATTACCGTAACGATTTTCGGTAAAACTTCTAAACCTTGGAAGAAAGTGATGGAAGCGTATCGTAAGAAGTCGCTGAATCCCCCTAAGCGTCCACCTACGGCAGAAGAAACCCGTCAAGAAAACATCAACTATTTCTGCGACATGACTAAGAGCATTTCTAACATGTCGTACAATGGCGAGCTGGTTGATACGCCAGAAAAGATTCGTGAAGTATATTCGGATGAGTCGCTGGACTGGATTGGTGTGCAACTGCAAGAAGCTATTGGGAGCGTTTCGCTTTTTTTGAAGCAATAACAGACGCCTTCACTCTATGGGCGAGGCAACTCGCCTATTATGGTGCAACACCTTCTAACATGAAGGTGAGTCGTCTGGAAGCTATACGTGACCCAACAAAGCGAGTATTCACTAAACAGGAGAACGTTGATAGCAACTTGCCTGACGACAATAAAACAAAAGCTACAACAATGGCTCCCCTAGAAGTTATTATGCCGGAAATTCCTCCTGCTTATAGCTATCTACGGGAGCTTTTTTATTCGTCTGGACAAGTGAGGGAAACTGGTCAAGGTATAGCAGCATTAACGTATGCTGAGATTGGAGAATGGCGCAAAGAGCTTGAGCTAGACTTATTTGTGTGGGAACGAGAAGTAATATATCACATGTCTCGTAACTATATCAATGAATATTATGCTGCCTCTGACCCTGCCCGTCCTGCTCCGTATATGGAAGAAATAGAACCCGAACAAGAAGATAAGATTGCAAAAGCTCTGGCAATCCGAGAGCAACTGAGAGCCTTTGGTAGAAAACAACAAGGATAAACATGGCAGATATTAATATTACAGTAGCCAGTAATGGTGTAGATGAGGCAACAAAGCGCATGAATGATGCGGCTAGTGCTGCCGATAAGTTAGATAACAAAGTTGAAAAACTTGGCAAAACTTCCGAGGCTGCTTCTAAGAAAATATCAAGTGTGTTTAAAGCTCTTGATGAGGCAGCTAAATCTGCTGCCCCTTCATTAGAAGATTTGTTTCAAGCATATCAAAAACTTGAAAATCAAATTCAACAAAATGTTGTACAGAATAGCGCGTTGGCTAATGCAATGCGTACAAATACTTCGGCTGTCAATAACCTCACCTCTGCACAAGTTGGACTCAATAGCAATCTGAGCAGTACACAATCAAATTTAGCTGCTGTAGATAGATCGCAACGTTCGTCCAATGAGTCTATGAGAGAGGCTCACGCCCTTGCTCGTGGACTTTCTGGTTCTTTTGGTGCTTTGTGGGTTACTTACGGAAACATCGCAGGGATGTCAGTTGGCCTAGCAATTGGTCAAGCGCTTAAAGGTATTGTATCTGTCGGCAGAGATGTGGAAAGCACTTTAGAGGGTATTCGTGTAAGAGGCAATGAGACTGTAGACTCTGTTAATGAAATTCGCAAGTCTGTTGAAGACTTGGGCAAAGGTGTCTACGGGCCACAAGAAGTAGCTAAAGCATTTGAGACTTTGATTCTTGCAGGTTTGAATGCTAATCAAGCTCTTTCTGCAATCAACTCCACCATGAATCTTGCTGTGGCGGGTGGCACTTCTTTGGAAAAGTCTGCATCTACGCTGGTTTCTGTTGGCACTTCTATTGGGTATGTTGCGGAAGGTTATAACCGTGTTGGTGACGTTATTTCCAAAACGGCTGCTCTATCTATGTCTAGCGTAGAAACTCTATCCGAGGCATTTAAATCAGCGTCAAGCGTAGCTTCTCTGTATGGTGTCACTCTAGAAGATATCGGTACTTCTTTGGGTGTGCTGTCCAATCTTGGCATTCAAGGTAGTGCTGCTGGTACTGCCCTGAAGAATATGTATAAAGAGCTTAACTCTGAAGCTGACAAGGTACAAAAGACCTTTAAAGAGTTGGGATTAACTCAGCTTTCATTCAAAGATTCTGCTGGTAATTTCAAACCGCTGCTTGAAGTTGTCAAAGAGCTTGATGCGTCTCTCAAACAATTGAGCGGGAGTGATGAGAAACTGGCAATTGCCCGTTTGTCTAATGAACGTGGTTTGCGTCTGATTACAGCAGCACTCGACCAATACCGTGTCAAGACAAGTGAATCAACTAATGCTCTTGAGGATTTCCAAGGCAACGTGACAGATAGTTACGGCTTTATGGCAAAAGCTGCTGTGCAAATGTCATTGACAGCAGACAATCAAATGAAAATGGTTACGAATAGCATGAAGACAGGATTTGCTTCTGCTTTTGAAACTATTCAACCTGAAATCATTAGCGTTTCGTCTAGGCTCAAAGAGGCATTCCAATCAGAAGGTTTTAAAGAAGCACTGCGCTCTCTTGCGTTGTTGTTTGCAAATATGGCGGAAGCAATTGCAAGCAATCTGCCTGTTGTGATAAAGTTGGCGGAAGCCTTTGTGGCATTAAAGGCAGGTTTCATAGTGGCAGCAGTGTGGCAATCTGCTGCCACGGGAATCTTGGCAGTTCGTGAGGCTATGCTGGGACTTGCAACTGCATCTGCTGCGGTTAATGCCACAATGGGTGCTGTAGCGGTTGTTGTTGGTGTTGCAGCGGCTGCGTGGTATGCTTACTCTTCTGCCCAAGAGGATGCTAACAAGGCACAAAAAGACGCAATTGACTACAGCAAAGGCTATATCGAAGGTATTCGTGCAGAAGCAGACAATCTTGAAAAAGTTAATGAAAAGCTGCGTGAAGGTATTGCTTTAAAAGACGTACAGAAGAAAGTGGAATCAGATAACTCTCGTCTGCTTCAAATTCAAAAAGAGAATGACGCTGTAGAAGAAGCCCGTAAGAATCTTGAAAAAGCAAACGAAGCAGCAACTAAGTATTCATCTCAAAACAACATTGATAAAATGATTGCAGCACGAGAGGCATTAGCTGCTGCGGAGGAGCATCAGAGACAATCCGCCATCAATGCTTTTGATGAAGAACTGCGCTTGAACCGTCTTGCAAAAGAAAATGCTGAGTTGGTTTTGCAAGCTCAGAAGAATGCTCAGAGTGGTCGTGATGAGCCTACAAAAACATTATCTCATGAAGATAAAACTAAAGCAATGGGCTTGTCTGCAATTGAAGCAGAAATTTCAGCTATTCGTGCTTCTTCTGAAGAAAAGCGCCGCATTCTGATTTCCGAAGAAAAACTCTATGAAGAAACTTATCGTGGAAAAATGATGAGTGTTTTAGAGTATGCTGATAAGGAATCTAAAGTTCTGAAGGCACGACAGGATTTGGTTACTGAGACTTATGCAAAAGAAGTTAGTGCGATTCTTGTATCAGAAAATCTCAAAGGTCGTACTGAAACAGAACGAAACGAATTAGCTAAGAAACGATCCGATCTTTACACTAAATGGGTTGATGATATTGCAAAATTGAACGATGCAATGTCTGCAAACGAGGTTTTGGTATCCTCTGTATTTAAAAAGGAGAGGGACGAAGCCCAAGCCACTTCGGATAAAGTGATTGAGGCGATAAAGAAACGTACAGCTTCTGTACAAGCCCAAGTTGACGCTTACAATTCTTTACCAGACTCGGTGCGAAAAGCAGGTGTTACAGAAAAGCAGTTGGCTGATGAAGTGGCACAAGCACAAATTGACGCATTAAAGCGCAAACGTGCCACGCTTGAAGAATTGTCTGGCTCGACAATGTATGACGCAGATGCAATTGCAAGATATACACGCAATATACAAGAAATGGAAGATGAGCGGGATGTTCTTGCCGCACGAGAACTCCAGAGAGCCACAAACAAAAATATCCAAGATTATAATACGGCTTGGAAGCAATCTAACAAGCAAATTGGTGATGATATTGCCAACGCAATCATAGATGGTGGTGGTAAAGGGTGGAAAAAACTAGTCAACGATATGAAACTAGCTTTTGCAAAGCTCATACTGAATCCAATTATTGCCCCAATTAGTGCAGAACTCGCAAGCTTGACAGCAATTGCTAACCCTTCATCGGCGTCTGCTGCTGAAGGAACATCTTCTGTAGGTATGTTATCATCAGCAATGAACATCTACAAAGCAGTATCTGGTGGATTCTCGTCTTTGAGTAGTTCTGCCGCCAGTGGTATGCAGTCTGTGCAGAATATGCTTGGTGAAAGATTTGGTGGAACTGGTGCAGGTGCTGGCAACTCAACAGGAGCGTTTGCTAATTCCTTTGGCGAGATTGCTGGAAAAGCAGCAGGCTTTGCAATCGGGCAAACCTTGAATAAATCTTTGTCTGGTGAATTCCAAGTAGGTAGTGGATTTGGTAAAGTTGAAACTATTGCCACAGCAGTAGCATCTTATTTTGGCCCTCAATTTGGTGCAATTGCTGGTGCGGTGAGTGGCCTTGTAAATAAACTGTTTGGCATGGGTTCCAAGAATATCTCATCTCAAGGTATCTCTGGAAATATTACAGAGGACGGTGTAACTGGTCAAGCTTATGCCAATTGGTCGCAAAAAGGTGGCTGGTTCCGCAGTGATAAATCAGGTACAGACACTTCTGCATTATCGGCTGATGTAATCAATTCATTCCAGAGTGGTTTAACTTCTCTGAAAGCTGCGTCAACTGACTTTGCTAAGAATGTGAATGTTTCTGCTGACGCACTGAACAACTATTCTAAATCATTTGATATTCAGTTTGTAGGCTTAAAAGAAGTTAAAGGTACTGCTGCTGAACAAGCTGCCATTATCGAGTCAAATAGTAAGATTCAACAAGAAGCTGTAACGAAGTTCTTCACCACAATGGGTGACGATATGGCTACTAAGTTGATTCCAAACATTGCTGATTTTGCCAAGAACGGTGAAACTGCTTCTGTGACATTGCAACGACTATCTAGCACATTCACAGCAACTAATCAAATTGCAGCAATACTTGGCAAGAGTGTTGAGAGTGTATTTGGCGGTATTGGACTGGAATCAGATAAAACCCGTGAGCGCCTTATAGATTTAGCTGGTGGATTGAGTAACCTGCAATCAAAAACTACAGCGTATGCTACAGCTTTCCTATCGGATTCTGAAAAATTAGCTCCTGTGCAAAAAGCTCTCTCTGCTGCTATGGAAAATCTTGGTCAATCTTCTGTTACTACCAAAGACCAATTCAAAGCAGTAGTAAACAGTCTTGACTTAACCACAGATGCCGGTGCAACGCTATTTAATAATTTGATGGATATTGCTCCTGCGTTTGCTCAAGTTGCTGATGCCGCAGAGGCAGCACAAGCTGCCACACGTAAGCTGCAAATTGCTCTGTTGGAAGCTCAAGGCGAAAACCTGAAAGCTCAGTCGATGAAGCGGGAAGATGAATTGAAGCCGTTATCAGATTCAGATAAGGTGATTCAACAACAAATCTACGCTGCTCAAGATAAAGCAATTACTGACAAACTGCTATTGTCTCTAATGCAGGCTCAAGGTGACGCTCAGGGTGCGCTGGCTGTAACTCGTGCAAATGAATTGAAGCAACTATCTGAAACAGACCAATTGATTCAGAAACAAATTTATGATGCAGAGGATAAAGCTAAAACAGAGGCTTTAACATTGACTCTTCTTCAAGCTCAAGGGAAAGTTTCTGAAGCATTGAACATTACCCGCGCTAAAGAGCTTGCGTCATTGTCTGAATCGGACCAAGTTATTCAACGACAAATATATGCGTTGGAAGATAAGGCGAAGATAGATAAGTTGAATCTCTCTTTGACGCAAGCACAAGGAAATGCTCAAGATGCTTTGGCAATCACTCGTGCAAATGAGCTTGCACAGATGACCGATGCTGAGAAAGTTATTCAACAACAAATTTATCTCACTGAAGACAAAGCTAAAACTGATTCTCTTAGCTTGGCCTTGCTGCAAGCTCAGGGCAAAGCTCAAGAAGCTTTGAACATTACTAGAGATAAAGAATTAGCTGCATTAAGTGATTCTGATAAAGTTATTCAAAAGCAAATCTATGCTGCTCAAGATGCCGCTAAAATTGCCTCGTTGCAAATTCAATTAGTGACTGCATTAAGTGGTGCTCAAGCTGCATTAAGTCTGACTCGTGCTAAGGAAGTAGAGGGATTGTCTGCTCAAGAGGCAGCGATGAAAGCCACTATTTATGCTGCTCAGGATGCTGCTGTTTCTGACAGGTTGGGTTTGGAGTTGATCACTGCACAAGGCAGAGCGCAGGAAGCTTTAACAATTACTCGCAACAACGAGTTGGCTGCGTTGTCCGAGTCCGATAAACTAATCAAGCAACAAACTTATGCTGCTCAGGATAAGGCTAAAACTGACTCGCTGAACATTGCTCTCCTACAAGCTCAAGGAAAAGTGCAGGATGCTTTGTTTGCCAATAGGGTAAAAGAGTTGAGCGTATTGAGTGATTCGGACAAGGCAATTCAGCAGCAGATTTATGCTGCTGAAGACAAAGCTAATTCGGACAAACTTGATATTGAACTGATGCAAGCCCAAGGTAAATCTCAAGAAGCTCTTAACATTACTCGTCAAAATGAGTTGAACGCTCTCTCAAAAAGTGAGCAAGTTATCCAGCAACAAATATACGATGCCCAAGATAAAGCCAAAACAGATGCACTAAATCTGGCACTGTTGCAGGAGCAAGGCAAAGCTCAAGAGGCTCTTGCTGTAACTCGTGCAAACGAACTGGCTTCGCTCTCAGACACTGATAAAGCAATTAAACAGCAGATTTATGCTGCTCAAGATAAGGCTAAAACTGACGCTTTGGCATTGGAATTGATTAATGCTCAGGGTTATGCTCAATCATATTTGGCAGCAACTCGTGCCAAAGAGCTTGAGTCGTTAAATGAGACAGACAAGGCAATCAAACAACAGATATACACTGCCCAAGACAAAGCTAAGACGGATGCTCTGTTGGTAACTCTGCTGCAAGCCCAAGGTAAAGCTCAAGAGGCTTTGACAACACAGCGAGAGAAAGAGTTGAGTACGATGAGTGATTCTGATCAAGTCATTCAAAAGCAGATTTATGCTGCGCAAGACAAGGCAAAAATCGATACATTGAATGTTGATCTTCTCCAAGCTCAAGGAAAGGCTCAGGAATACTTAGCAGCAACAAGGGCTAAAGAGTTGTTTGGTTTATCTGAAGAAGAGAAGGCTATTAAGCAGAAGATATATGCTTCGCAGGATGCTGCAAAAACCGCAGCTTTAGAGCTTGAACTTGTAAAGCAACAAGGGTTAGATTACAAGGCACTGTTGATAACTCGTGAGCAAGAGCTTTCACAACTGTCCGAGTCAGATCAAGTTATTCAGAAGCAGATTTATCGCCAACAAGACTTGAATACTCTGTATGGTTTGAATGTAAAGCTGTTGGACGCACAGTACCGCTCACAAGAGAGCGTCAACATGCAGCGCGAAAAGACCCTTGCCGGTTTGTCTGCGGAAGCTGCTGTATTGCAAAAGGCTATTTATGCTGCACAAGATGCTCAAAAAGCTGTTGACACAGGCATGACCAAGCTCACTGCTTCAGTGAATGCTCAAAAGGCTGTAATTGAAGCTCAGTACAAGCAAGCTAGTGATATGCTGGCTGCACAGAAGAAAGCTGCCACAGACGCTGCCCAATCTTCGATTGACGCAAGCAAAACTAGTTTGTCATCTATTCAATCTATCCAATCTTCGCTGAGTGGTGCTTTGAAAGATGTTCTTGATAGTTCTACGGTACTCACGCTAAAGGTTCGGAATAACGCTCTAGCTGCACTTCAAGGCATTTCCGGCTCTCGGGACTTAAACAGCCCTGCAATGATGGATGCTATTAAGACATTGGCAAAACCGTCAGAGCAATTGTACAGCAATCTTGAGGACTATACAAGATCGCAGATGCAAGTCGCTAATACGATTGACAACCTCAATTCACAGGCAGTTGACCAAGTTTCTTTGGCACAACAATCCGTCGATTTGCAAGAGGCTAATCTGAAAGTCTTGACTCAATGGTTTGATAGTCAGCAAGCATCTTTAGATCAGCAGCATACTAACGCAGTGGCAGAACAAGACGCCATCCTTAAAAATGCCCAAGATCAGATTGATGCCTTGCGAAACATTGACAATAGTGTACTAAGTGTAGAGCAAGCTGTCTCGGACTTGGCTATTGCCATTGCCAATGCTAAGGCAACAACCATAAGTTATGCCCCAGCAAGTAATTTGTTAGATGTAGCACAAAAAGCTGTCTCTAGCACTTATCCTAGCTTAGATGTTGGAACCAATGCTTTGCCAAGTGACATGACAATTAATGCACATGCTGGTGAACGTATTATTCCTGCGGCAGATAATCGAGAAATCATGCGTCGTCTTGAGCAACCCGAGAACGGTTCTAGTGCAGAGATGGTGCAATCTATCGAATCACTGAAAGAAACTGTGCGAGCGGGTCAAATCGCTACTCTGCAACTCAATCAACAGATGTACCGCTTGTGGAAGAAATTCGATCAAGACGGTATGCCTGAAGTACGTGATGTAGAGGCTATTGGCTAATTGTTGTATAAAGGGAGGCTTTCGGGCTTCCCTTTCTTTTATAAGAAAGAGGGATATTTTGAAAATCATTGCCCCAATCACAATAACAGATTCTAATTTAACATATTCAAATGTATCTGGAACGGATAATCCTGCATACAATCCAATAAAGCTTTACATCTCAGGAGAGACTGTACAGTTGGCTAATAGAAATTATGAGAGCTTGACAGGATCACAATCAAATGTTACAATAAGCACTTCGTCTCCCGCCACGATTACGTGGAATAATCATGGATTGGTATTAAATACTCCAATTCAATTTTCGACAACAGGGTCATTGCCTACTGGATTATCTGTCGGAACTACATATTATGTAATTTCCCCATCCACAACATCTTTCAATGTCGCATTAACTCCAAATGGATCACCTATTGCAACGTCTGGAACTCAAAGTGGTGTACACACAGCAAGGGCTTCCAACAATATTGGAAAAGACCCTACCACGGCAACAACATTCTGGCTCGATCTGGGAACAGTTAATAAGTACAAAATGTTTGACACGTCTGTACAATCTCAGACAGTAAATTCTGGATCAATTGTAACGGTAATTCAAGTGTCAGGCTATTCATCACATGTGGCATTGCTTAATATCGTCGGCACTGATGCCAATGTTGTAATGACGCACCCAACAGATGGAGTTGTCTACAATCAAACAAAATCCCTAAGGAGTTCTTCAGGAATTACGGATTGGTTCAAATATTTCTTTACACCATCAAATCCGATAACAGACCTTGTGTTTGATGGTATCCCGAATTATGCCAACACCACAATTACAGTGACTATCAACAATGCTGGAGGTTCAGCAGCATGTGGGGCTTGCTTGATTGGATTTGCAAAAGATATATCATCTCAGAAGGCTGGTGTTGAACAAGGGGCAAAGCTCACATTAGATGACTATAGTTTAAAAACTCCTGATGCATTTGGTAATTACACAATCAAGGAACGTGCGTTTGCTCGTAGAGCCGCATGGACTGTGTATATTGACGGAAAAGATGTAGACGGTGCTTACAACTTGTTATCGTCACGTAGAGCCATTCCAACGTTGTACATTGGCGGCAAGGACTATGGAAGCAATCTGGTGTACGGCTTCTTCCGTTCATTTGACATCACAATTAATTATATAGATTTTCCTGCTGTATGCTCAATTGAACTTGCGGGACTCACTTAATAATAACACATAAGGAACCAACATGACAACACAAATCACACCGCTACCATCAGCACCACAACGTACTGACGATGAAGCGACGTTTGCCGCAAAAGGGGACGCACTAATGGGGGCATTATCTCAATTTGTGACAGAGGCTAATGCTTTGATTATTCAGGCAGACGCTGATGCCTCCGCTGCTACATCCAGTGCATCTAGTGCTGCTCTGTCTGCTACAGGTGCTGCGGTAAGCGCTGCCACTGCTGCAAATGCGGCTGGTGCAACACTTTGGGTATCAGGGACCACTTACGCCCAATATGCAGTAGTATATAGCCCAACAAGCTTACTGAGCTATCGCAAACGTACTACTAGCAGTGTTTCCACCATCGACCCGGCTTCTGACTCCACCAATTGGCAACCACTTGCGCCAATCAGTATGGTGCGTAGTGCTAGATCGTCAAATACGCAACTAACACCTTCGGACAACTCAAGATTAATTGATATCACTGGTGGCACATTCACTCAAACACTACCCTCTGCTTCTTCACTTGGGTCCGGTTGGTATTGTTTCTTGAAGAACTCCGGTTCAGGTACGGTTACTATTGGTGGTACTTCGCTCACATTGCAAACAGGTGAAGCTTATATTCTTCAGTGTGATGGGACAAATATCAATACATTGAAGATTAGCTCATCAACTCGTGTTGAAACATTCTTGACAAATGGTACTTACACTACCGAAACTGGTCGAAAGTATTTTGTAGAAGTTGTTGGTGGGGGAGGTGGTGGTGGTAGCGGAAGTACAGGTGGCGGTGCTGGCGTAGGTGTAGGTGGTAACGGGGGGAGCGGTGCGGCAAGAAAATCCACAATGATTTGCACAACATCTTCAACATCCATACCATATTATGTAGGGGCTGGTGGAAGTGGTGGGTCTGCTGTAACAAATGCCGGTGCATCAAATGGTGTTGCAGGGGGGAGTGGGAGTTCAAGCTCTTTTGGAGCAGTTATTGCCCTTGGAGGGGCCGGTGGAACTTACGGAGTAGCAGGCACAGATACGATAGGGGCTAGTGGGACAGCGGCAAATGACGCTGCTGGCGCTAACGGAGGGAATGGCGGAAGCGGAGTTTCTTCTGGAAATATCGGAAGAAATGGCGGACTGGGTGGGTCTGCTGGCACTAACTCGGGTGGGTCTGCTGGAAGCGGTTCTAACGGAGGCGATGGCAGCTTGGTTGCCGACTACTTTGGAATGGGTAGCGCAGGTGGTGGAGGCGCTGGCGCAGGCATCTCATCAACTACACCAATATCGGCATTTGCTGGCGGCGCAGGTGCGCTTGGTGCTGCTGGTGGGGGAGGTGGTGGTGTTTCTACGCCTCTTGGAACAGCCGGAACGTCTGGCAAGGGCGGCGATGGTGGACAAGGATTCATTCGCGTCTGGACACTATAAGGAGAAATAATGAAAGCAGCACACATTGTAAATGGCAAGGTTGTAAATTACTGCATGGTCGCCTCATATGATTCGGCCTTTGTTGACCCTAAAGATTCAGTTTTAGGCGACTTGTGGGACGGTAGTAAATTCACCAAGCCAATAAAATCTCTTAAAGAGGTTCAACAAGAATTCTCTGACATTGTACAGAACATTTTGGACAGTAAGGCTAAGGAGAAGCATTATGATAATATCATTTCAGCTTGTTCCTACGCAGGTGCTCCGAATCCTTTCCAAGCTGAAAGTCAAGCTTTCTTATCTTGGAGGGGCGATGTATGGCAGAAATGCTATGAGCTTTTGGCAGCAGTGGAGCAAGGCATTTCAACAGTCCCAACTGTAGAACAACTTATTGCTGAACTTCCTACACTAGTATTGCCAGTGAGTGAATAATGAAAACAATACGACTACTCTCAATATGGGCAGTTTGTATTGTAGCATCCTTTCTAGCTTTAGGGAGGATGTTCTTTGCAATCTTCCTAAGCCCTGATAAGGCATGGCGAATATCAGTGGCAACAGACAGGCAAGCTAATGTTGCATTCAATGGCAACGAAAAGGAAACCATCAGTTCTCGTGCCTACAGAGGTACGAAAGAGGGACGAACAGGGTGGTGTATATTATGTAAATTCCTCAATCTACTTGATAGAGGTCATTGCGAGAAATCAGAGGGTGTATAATTATGAAAATTGAAATGCAACAATTGAATGCCGACAAATATAAAATGGCTGTAGAGAATATGGATGAGTCTCCCGAAGAAGAGGCTATGGAAACTCCTGCTGAAGAAATGAGTGAGTTTGAAGAGACAATCAAAGCAGCTTTTGCAACAACATTCTCTTTCTATTTAAAAGCACACAACTTCCATTGGAATGTGGAAGATAAAGACTTCTTTGAATATCATGGACTATTCGGCTCCATCTACGAAGAAGTCTACTCGTCTATCGACTCGTTTGCAGAAAAGATTCGTGCATGTCAAATCAAAGTTCCTGCAAGCTTGTCATCATTCAATCTTCTGTCTGTTGTGGCTGATGAGAATTCTTTCCCAAGTAAAGATGTAATGGTGGATACTCTTCTGAACGACAATGAAACTGTTCTAAAAATCCTTGGCCTTGCCTACGACGAAGCAGAAGAACTTGGCTATCATGGCTTTAGTAACTTCCTTGCAGAGCGCTTAGACGCACATAAGAAACATAGCTGGATGCTGCGCTCAAGTAAAGGATAATTCAATGGATTTGAACAATATAGTATTAGGTGCTCTTAACCTGTTGATGTTAGCTTTCGGGGTGGTCATCTGGGCGTCTTTCAAGGAAACTAAACAAATGGCTAAAGAAGCTCAAGATAAACTAGCAGAATATAAGATACATTGTGCAGAGAAGTTCATTACATCGGACGAACTTAGCAGAGTGGTTTACGAAATCAATGCCTCATTAGAAAAATATGCAACCCGAAGCGAAGCCGCCATTGACAAGATTCTTGCAAAGCTCGACTCCAAGCAAGACAAATAATATGGAACAAGGACGACACAGAAGCGTCCCTTCATAATGATACAACGAAAGGAATAACAATGCAAATTACAAAAGAACAACTCGTAAAGATTATGCC